GCTTCACCGCCGCTATGGTCGCATCAGCGACATGCAGGCTTCGTGGTGCCGGGATATCATCGAAGAAAGAAGGCGGGCCTAGCGCCCGCCTATTCGATCTCCATCAATCTCACGCCAGCGGCGCGGGCGCGGTTCACCATGTCGGCTGTTCCGCGCCCGCCTGGAAATGCCACGACGAGGTCGGGCTTCTCCTTGTCGAGCATCAACTGATTGCGCTTCGGGCCTGCCGCCTTGCCGTGGCGCGTCCAATCGGCGGGATAGATCGACCGACGAACACCACGCACCAGCGCCCAATCGTTCGCGCAGCGGTCAGCGCCACTCGCGCCGCCGTGAACGACGTGCTTCGGCTTCAATTCATCAAGCACAGCGAAGACGCGCTTGTGGTCGAGATAGCTGCGACCGCCGCAAACAAGAACCTTCATGCGACCTCCTTCGGCATCTTCCATGAGAGCGTGGCGGTCGTGCAGTAGTAGCCACGCCGCCTGTAGCACGCGATTTCCTCGGGCGACGGCCAACCGAAGGCAATCTCCCAAGCGTGCGCCTCGTTGAAGGCGAGGCCAAGCCAGTGAACGCCGTGAGGACCGACGACCACATGAGGCTGCTGCGGCTTGTCTTTCATGGCTTCTGCTCCATCGCGGCGAGCGCCGCCATCGCAAGAGCCTCGCAGCCGGGATCGTCGCAATCCGGTGCCGGGAATTTCTCGCCCTTGATGATCGAAGTGATCATCCAGCACGCGGGTTCGCCCATGAACGCGCACCGCTCGCGGCAGATGGCGCGGGCCACCTTGTCGATCTTCTCCTTGTCCATCACCGCCTCCGCTTCTTGCGCTTCTTCTTCGTCGGCTTCTTCGTCGCCTTCTTCGTCGCCGCCTTCACGATCTTCGGCTGCGCCAGGCTGACGACGTTCTGCTCCTGCACCACCTTGAAGGGATTGCCGCTGATGACGTTGACGACCTCGGCGCACGGCGTCTTGCTGACGACGGTCGCCTGATCCGTCGTGGTGACAGGCGAGATGCAAGCCGCGCCTGTGTAGAGGATAACGCCCATGAGATAGGTCATGCCGTTTTCCTTTCTGCACCAACCATGATTGGATCGGGAAGCGGGATCTCCCGACCATCGTTTGGCCTCCATAGATGGAGACAATACGGATGCACGTTGATGTGCTGCGCGGGCGGAACGTGAAGCTGCATCGCGGCTTCATCGTCCTTGAAAAATAACCGCTTCACCTTTTCCATTTCCTCCCAATTGGGACAGCGGTTCTTGCGCGAGACAGAGACGTGATCCCATCCCATGCCGCTCGACGCGATGACGCACATCGGTGCGCCGTCGATGTGCGAGGGAACTGTGAAGACCCCGCATGTTTCGTCGCCAATGCCGCCCATGTAGCTGACGACATGGGGCGACCTGTCGCGGTAGATGTCGAGCATCAACAGGTTCCTCATGTCAGCACCCTCCGCAATCGCCGCTCTCGCTGGCATACTCACCGCTGGTGCGGGGCTTCTCCTTCACCTTGGCGATGATGGCTTCAATCACTGCTAAATCCTGTTTCGCCTCCTCCGACGTCAAAGATAACCCGCATGTTTGTACGAGGACGTACTTCACCGCCAGATTTAGCGCATCCAGCATTTCCTTGCGCTCGGCGCGGAGGCGGGTGATCTCGGTTTCATCATCGCTGCTCATGACTTCACCTCCTTGTCGAACTCGGCCTCAAGCTGCTTTGCCGCGATGAGAAGCCCTTGCTTGTGCTGGCGGTCGCGGCACCTGTAGTACTCGATCTGCGCGGCCCGCATCCTGATTGCGAGGTCAAGAAGGTCGGCCCCGCGTTTGACCGAAGCGGCATGATGTTCTGTGCCGTTGCGAGGATCGGGAACGGGATCGAAGAAGACGTTGAAGACCTTGCTGAACGCAAACTCGGCCATCAGGCCATCCTCGTCGGCAGCAAGTGGGTCTTGCGGACCCATGCGACGGTCGAGGACGCCGACGCGGCGCGCCATGACGGCGCGCAGCCCGCCCATCGTCTTGCAGAACCATAGTTCGGCGTCGGTCAACGTGAGTGACCGCTCCGCGCTCTGCGTGGCGATGGACGGCTCGGCGTTCATCGATCACTCGCTCATGATCTGCGCGGCGTGCTTTTGATTTGCACGATCATCGCAGCACCGCTGGCAAACCTTCGTGCCACCGACGTCGTTCTTCTTCGTCCAGTCGCGCCCAGGCACGTCGAGCGGCTCGCTGCAATCCGCGCAGCGACCGAGAAGACCTCCCTGCTGATGCCAGCGCTCCGCAAGGCGATCCGATCCAAAGCATGCGGCGGGCGCGCCGTTGTAAAAGAGCTTCACCCACCGGACAAGAGCGGTCTGGTTCTCTTCGTCACCATGACGAACAGCTTGGAAGAGGTCGCTTCTGGCGACGGCATAGAGGAAGTCTCCCGGCCTGATCCCCCACAAGACCCAACGGCAGAACGCGCCGCGCATGTAGTCAGGGACGCGATAGAGAAGGGCGTCGGTGCGGTCGTGCCAATAAAGCGGATATGCCGCAATGGCGGTTTCATCATCGATATGCATCAGACCAGAACTCCCTTGATGGCTGCGATCTTCGACGCGAGGCGCGCGGGGTTCGCTTCATGCTTCTGGCGGGCGTGAACCATCGAGGAATGGTCACGGTTGAAATAGCGCGCTGCGCACGCGCCACTGATATGAGGAACGACCTCGCGGATAGCGAGGTATGCCGCCGTCCGCCATGCAACTACCTCCGCGATGCGGCTTTTGCTGATCAAAACCTCGGCGCTGATTTGCGACGCCACCTCTGCCGCGTTGACGACGGCTTTTGCGCTCGGTTTCCCATGCGGCGCGAGCTTGATCTTGGTGCCGGGAAGAAGAACCCACTTCGGTTGGTATTCGTCCGCCCTGAGAAGAAAGCTTTTCTTCACGTAGACGCTCGGCAAGGGAATGGACTTTAGGCGACGCCCCTCGCGGATAATCTCTGTACTCATCGTCATGGTCTTTGCTCCGTGGTGTTTAGTTGATCGTGTGCTTGGTGGTCTTCTCGCCTACAGTCTGGATCAGTCCACTTTCCAATCCTCCATTCATGACCAGTTGAAAGAGAAACCCGTAAAGCTCGCGGCGCTCGGCGGGAGGCGTGATCGCGAGAATGTCCATCGCGACCTCGACCATGCTTCCGAAGATATGAACGCCGCCCGCGTGCGTGATCTTGTTTGCCTCCTTCGCCCCGTTCTCTTTCGCCCACTTCTGAACGAGAGCGAGCAATTGACAGTGGAGGCATTCTTTGTCGCTCATGGCATCACCTGATCCCGCATGAGGCCAAGGGCGATGGTGAGCAAAGCCCGATCCCTCACCCGATAGCTCGTCGCCTTGCTCCACCGCTTCCGCTTGATCGCCTCGCTGAACTTCCTGCCGCGCGTGACCTTGCAGCGGAGCCAGAGGGCGAGGACGCGGCGCTGCGCTTCGTGCTGGTCGCCGCCGAGATAGGTTGCCGCCCATGAGATCGCGGCGGTCATCTCGGAGACCTCGCGGGCCGTCGCCGTGTAGCGGCGCGGCTCCTTGTCCTTGCCGATCTCGTCTGTCTCGACCTGTCCCAGGAGGTCGCCCCAATCGCGAAGGATCGAAGGCCAGCCCACGGCGCGGTCGGACGGACGGACGGGACCACCGATCCGGTTGCAGAGCCTGACGGCGGCGACGAGCCGCTTGGCGACCATGTCGACGGTCCAGACGTGATCGGGAGGGAGATCGCGAACCGCTGCCGCGATCTGGTCGAGCAGGGAGACGGTGACGCCTTCCATATCGCTGACGACGGTCTTGGCTGCGCCCTTCCTTGTCACGCCCGCCCCCCTTTTGTGACGAGGGAGGGCGCTTTGCGTGACATGATCGACTTCCAGAGTGACAATTCCGAAACCAAGCGTGATAATTTCCAGCGTTTCCGTGACATTTGTCGCCCGCCTCATCCGGGGAAGTCCGAGAGATCGATCTGCTTGCCGAAGGGAACCACGTTCGATCCCTCCGCATCCGCCTGCGGCTCGACAGGCGAAGCATCGCCGGGGCGGCGGAAGCCGCGCACCCTCTTCCCGGTCAGCCAGATGAAAGGCGACACCCGCCCGATGATCTGCCGGGACATGAGCCACTCCCCATGCCGCTTCATCGCCTGCCGGATCTTCGCCGCCTTCTTCTCCGGGTCCGTCTCGCCGTCAGCTTCAAAGGTCATGGCCTCGAAAGCCGCGCGAACCTTCTCGCCGCGCACCACCTTGAGGGACGCGGGAAGCTCAAGCGACGGCGGCGGTGTCTCGCCATGATCTTCGATGGCCTTGTAGATCGCCCGGAGGAAGCTCTCGCACTGCGGGGAGAGCTTGATGGAGGGATCGACGGTCGCGAGATCGACCTCGGCCATGCGGCCCCGGTTCGGCGGCACAATCACGCAGGAGGAAATCTCGTCACCCTCGGTGTCCTTGCCGAGAAGAACCTTCTTGAGGACGAACTTGATCGACTTGCCGTCCTCGCCATCCTTCTGCTTCGTCACCGTCGCCTCGCGGACCAGACGCTCGTCAAGATCGGAGTTGCCTTCGAGCTTCCTGATCGTGATCACGTTGTCGAGGTTCGCGAAGATGCTCGTATGACCGCGCGGCTTCGCGCCGCCCGCGTTCATGTGATGGACGATCATCACATGGCAGCGGCATTCCTCCGCGATGCGGGCGCAGCGCGCGAGGACCACACTCATGTCCTCCGATGTGTTTTCGTTCGCTCCAGGCGTCGCGGCAGAGAGCGTGTCGATGACGACGAGTTCCAGCGGCACCGTGAAGGTCTTCGACCAGTGCCTGATCTCTTCCATGAGAAGGTTGGTCTGGTCCTCGTTGCCGTAGAGATCGACGGGCGATGGCAGGAGGACGAAGGGAAGGTCGGCGTCGCGGGCGATGCCGTGGAACTGCCGATATGCGCGAAGCCTTTTCTTGATGCCGCGCCCGCCCTCGCCCGCCTGATAGATGACGCCGCCCTTCATCGTGCGAAGCCCGAAGAAGTCCACGCCGCGCGCGATGGAGAGCGCAATGTCGAGCGTGAAGAAACTCTTTCCGGCTTGGCTCTCGCCCGCGCACATCGACCGCTCGCCGCGAGTGAGCAGGCCCTTGATCAGCCATTCATGCTCCGGTCCCGGATCATCAAGGTTCGCCCAAGGCAGAGCGTTGAAGTGCGAGCGCCATGCGCTCTCGGGCGTCCAGACCTTCGCGCGGGCCTCGACCAGATCGTAGAGCGAGGCGGGATCGTTGCCAGCGTCGATCCAATCGGTGACGTCGCCCTTCTCCGGAAGGCCGGGAATGTCGAGGACGCGAACGCGGCGCGCGACGGTCGCGAGCTTGGAGCCGACGAGGTCACGATGCTTCCGCCCAGGCTCGTCGTTGTCGGGAAGAATGACGACGTCCGCGCCCTTGAACCACTCGCAGAGTTCATCGGGCCACTTGCCAGCGCCCATCGCGTTGCACGTCGCCGGAATGCCTTTGGCGGCAAGGTTCTCTGCGTCCTTCTCGCCCTCGACCACGAAGACCAGAACGTCCTGCGCCGTGGCCTCAATCAACTCGGTCAGCCGATATGGCACCTGTTCGACGCCCTTGACCGACCAGACCCACTCCTTGCTTCCCTCCGCGAACGGACGGCGCTGGCGGAAGGTCTTCTTCCGCACGCCGCCTTCCTCATACTCATAACGGCAGACTTGGAAGCGGAGCGTCCCGGCCTCGTCGGTGTAGTCGTATGTCTTCGCGAGGACCGCGTTCTGCGGCACGCCGGGAGGCAGGCCATCCTGCTTGCCCTTTGCCGGGGTTTCTGTCGGTCGAGGACGGCTCTCCTGCTTCGTCGGCTCCGGACGCTCGTCTACAGCAAAGCCAGCCTCGGCAAGCCACCGCACGGCCTCGCGGCCCTTGCAGCCCGTCTCGCGGGCGACGAGGTCGAGGACGCCACCGCCCTCGTTCACCTCGTTGTCGAACCACGCGCCCTTGTCGACGCGGACAGACTTGCTGCCCTGCTTCCCCCACCGGAGTTCCTGCCGCGTCGAGAGATGCTTGTTCGGTTCGCCCCACAGCATCTTGGCGACCTCGGGCATCAGTGGCGTGAAGTCAGTCACTGCGCTGGCCCTCCAGAAATGCGCGCACGTCGCGCCCGATGAGTTCCGGGATCAGAGGAACGAGGCTGTTGCCTAGTGCTTCAATTCGGTCCACCCGGTTGGAAATCCCATGAGCCACTCGACCCACGTCGGGTTCAGATGCCCACCACCGGGCGGGGTCTGCTCCACCAGATAGACGCGGCGCGCGAGTTGATCCGCGCGATCCCTCATCGTGCCGTCCTTGTTCCGGCTCTCCAGCTTCATTCCAGGCGTGTCCTTCCAATCCCGCGCAGTCGGAGTAGGCCACGATCCAGATGCGGTCCCGCTCATGCGGTGCGCCAACGTAGGAAGCCGGAATGCAATGCCATTCCGCATCATACCGGAGCGAGGCCAAGGCCCCGAGAACGTCGCCCATTCCTCTATGAGTGAGCGCTGCGACGTTTTCCACAATGACGAAGCGCGGTCGAAGCTCGCCAACGAGGCGTGCGAATTCTCTCCAGAGGCCCGACTGCTCACCAGAAAGACCCGCGCCCTCACCGATGAGGCTGATGTCCTGACACGGGAAGCCGCCGCAGATGGCGTCGATAGCAATTCCATCTGACCGGAGCCGCTGCGCCGTGACCTCTTCGACCCGATCATAGATGGGAACCTCCGTCCAATGCTTCCGCAAGACCCGCTGACAAAACCTGCTCTGCTCCACGAACGCGCGCGCCTCGAATGCTCCGGATGCCTCAAGGCCAAGCGAGAACCCGCCGATGCCTGAGAACAGGTCGAGCAATCCGAGTGGCTTCATCCGCGCCTCCTCGCTGCTCCGCGCTTGCGCGCGATCATCGCTTTGAATTCTTCCATGTTCGGCTCGACCATCGTCGCCAGAAAGTGCGCGTTGGCGCGGAAGACCTCGGCGCGACGGACGCGCTCGGGAAGCGGCTCTTCGCCAAGCTTCGCGCGCGCCGCCTCGGTGTTTTCGATCCGCTCCGCTTCGTCGTTGCAGAGGAAGATCATCTCAAGGAGCGTCGGCTTCTCGCCCGGTTTGAGAAGCGGATATGTCGGAGCCTCGCTCACTTGTTCGGCCACCGCACCTTGACGTCCTCGCCCGCGTACTGGTCCGCGATGGTCCAGAGTTCCGCAGCCGCCGCGTGAGGGCCGACCATCATCTTGAGCATGAAGCTCGAAGCGGAAAGGAGGCCGCGCGTCATGATCAGAGCGACGCGGTCGCCGTGCGATTTGCGAAGGCCGCAGATCGCTTCGACGTTCGCCTTGATGACAAGCTCCTGCATGGCCTCGCGCTCGCTCATTTCACCCTCGTCAGATTGCGGAAGGCGCGGATCACCGCCGTCGCGATGTGGGGTTCGATGGGCTTCCCCGCGATCTTCGACGCAGCTTCGGCAATGGCCTTCGTTGTCTTGCTCGTCATGCGGAGCGGGATTTGCGTGATGGTCGCTTCCGGATCGGCGCTCGCCTCCGCGCGGGAAACGAACTTCCCCGACTTGGCGCTCCTGCTGATCTTCCTGAGTGCGGTCATGCCCTTGCTCCTTTCTCGAAAAGCGGCGTGCGGAGATGCGCGATCTTCGGGTTCCGCACGGCGGCGACATAATCAAAGCCCGCAAGCGCATCGGCTGCGTTGTCATCCTTCGGCTCGTATCCAAGCTGGCGGCAGCGCGCGATGACGGCGCGCTTTCCATCTGCGCCAGGCAGATTGCGACGACCGATGAAGTGCTGCCGAATGTCATCGACGCGCGCTTCAAGGACCGAGTGAATGCCCATCCTGTTGCAGACCGCTTCTGTGATGGCGGGAAGGCCCATCAGCCGCCGCGCGGTGTCCACCGTGGTTTTGCCGCGAAGGAGCGATGGCGGAAGCGGTGCTTCGAAGGCCACGACGCGCGGAGAGTGGACCGCGATCATGTCGTGCAGCCACTTGAGGAAGTTGCCAAAGACCTCGCTGCTTGGCGCGCCTGACGGCGCGAGGCGCTGCGATCCGGAGATCGGCTTGCCGCCGATGGGACCGACTGCCCATCCAGTGACGGTTGCGAGGTCAAGAAACAAAAGCGTCTCGACGCGGTCAGTCATTTCCGGTTCCTTGCCTTCGGCTGCTCACTTGCCTCGACATGAAGCGGCGTGAACCCCTTGCGCGGCTCTCCCCTTGCAAACGCCTCACCAAACGGTGCGACGGATGCGCGACGGACAATCTCATAGAAGGCGTCGGGCTTCGCGCTATGCTCTCCGACTGCGGCCTCGAAATGAGACGGGATGGAGCGGTCGGTGATCGCAAGGTCGCCCTTGACCGCAAGGATGCAATGCTCCGTCGTATTGCGGAGCCACGCCCCGGCACCGAGAGAAGGCTTCACCCATGTCAGGATGCCCTTGTGCTTGAAGCCCCAATGAGCGACAAGCTCGCAAGCGAGCGGCATGTGCCAGTTCGTCGTCCAGAGCCACAGGTGACAATTCTCGTCGGCCCAATCCGGAACCGTGATCGCGCGAAGTTCCGGCGCGCGCATGGTCGCATACTTTGGCGATCCATGATGCGCCGTTCCGCCTTCGTAGTGCCACGGCGGATCAACGATCAGCGCACGGAACTTCCCCTTCACGACGCGGACGCTCTCGACGCGCTTGCGGTCCTTCCGCTTCACAAGCTCGCCATAGGCTCCATCGACGGAGCGCGAGCGGTCCATCCGCTCGACCAGATCGCCGTAGACCTCCGGTTCCTCGCGCGCGGCCTCGACCACCTTGCGCGCCTTGTCATAGGTCATCTTCGACATGCCGACGCGAGCGGCGAGAACATCGCGGGTCTTGCCCGTAGAACCCTGTGCTAAATTGGCACCGGGTTCCTCGACCTTGACGCCCGCCTTCATCCGCTTCTTCGCCTCGGCCTCGACCTTCTCGCGGATCGCCTCGGCAATGGCGACCGCCTCGCTCGGCGTGAACTGCTTGCGGACCATGTTCTCGTCATGCTCCGCAGAGAGCATGTGATCGACGTCGATCAGGCGCGCAGGGATCGCCTTACGATCCATCAGCTTGAACGCTTCAAGGCGGCGCTGGCCGTAGACGAGGCGATATCCTCCCTTCACCTGAGAGACGCCGATGGGCTGCAAGAGGCCCACCGACTTGATGCTCTCGACCAACGCGTCTAGGTCGCCAAGGTCTTTCCGGAACCGCTTGCCGACCGTGATGTCGCGGATGACGACCTCCATCACGCGACCTCCACGCTTCCGATCATCGCCGCACGGAATGACTTACGCGCTTCCGCGACCTCACTTTCGAAGTGACGCGAGAGGCGCGCAGTCGCAAGAACCGCCGTCAAGACAATCGCGCCAAAGCCCATCTTGATCGTCAGTTCATCGCTGACGCCAAGGCTCCGCATCGACAGCGCCGCCGCAATGTGGGTTCCGACCGTCGCATAGACGACGTTCTTTGCGTGGCGCTTCGCGATATCGTGAGCGACCGAGACAGGGACATTCGGCGGTGCCTTCTCAGCAATCGCGTCAACCACACTCAGGAAAAGCGTGTGTTCCTCGTTGAAGAAGGCGACGTTGTTGTGCTGCTCGAAATAAGCCGCCATGCCGCCGACACCCAAGTCTTCGAAGACGCTCGCGCTCACCCACTCATCTCGCGGAGCATCGATAGGAACGCGCCGCTTCGACGCTGGCTTATCGCCTTCATCCTGCAAGGAGCCGCGATTGCGCGTGGACGACTGGTCGTCGTTTGCATCGGTGCGGACGTTCTGTGTATGACCGCCGTCGTCACCAAGATCAGAGCCGCTGCGGTCGCGAGCCAGCCCTTCAATCTCGTTCCGGAACTCACGCATGAGCTTGCGGAGATAGTCCCGAATGCTGGCGCTGTACTTATCATGCTGCGGCTCAAGGGCCTTTTCAATATCAGCAACCCACTGCGGTATATTGGTCCGGACAACATCGCAGAAATCCTCCACATCAATCAGCGTGCCGTCGCGATAGTGCAGCGCGATCCGATTGATGTCGTTGAAGGCGACGTTGTCATCAAGCTCGACCACAATCGAAACCTGAGTGAAGGAACGAACAAGGCCCCACTTCACGGCAAGGGGCGGCCACGCTTTCGAACCAAGCGTGACCCGTCCGACGTTCCTCGAAAGACCCGCGTGGAGGCTGTGGATTTCATTGCGCCAGACGATGCCGCCAAAGGGCGTCTGACCGCCAGTCTGGCAGGGATCAAAGCGGCGGCTATAGCCGCCCGCGTCATACTTCGTTTTGATGAAGTGGATCGTGCCGTGTTCGAAGTCGATTGCGGAATAGTTGTCGGCGTGCTGCAAAAGGCTCCGCATACCAACGAGAGACGTCCAGCTTCCCCATCCCTTGCTGCCCTTCGAACGCGTGATGCTGTGAGCAATCTTAAGGTCGACACCGTCATCAAGATCAAAAAAGCGAAACCCGATGGCCTGCACAAGCCAGAGAGACGAAGGAAGGGCTGCGTCGAGGAATGGCCTTTGCGTCGTGTCCTGACCGACCTCATTTCCAAGCAGCGTGACTTCGGTCCAATCTGTTTCGAGATTGATGAAATCATAAAGACCGCCAGACGCATATTCACTCGTCACGTCGCGCACGAAGCTCGTTCCAGGCACCGGATTATCAACCAAGATACGACCGACCGTCTCCGCGTCGAGATCGGCGGCGAGCGTGACCTCAAGGACACGCCCTTCGACGCAAGAGCGATAGCGCATCCCTATTGCGTTGGAGAGGATCGAAGCAATCTTTGCGCCGCGCCCGAAGTTACTGTCGACCGCGTTCCGCTTGTCGATTGCCGCGTTGATATCCGAGAATTGCAAGAGCGAGCGTAGCGTCATGCCGCCACGGTTCCAGATCGACAGTTTCTGAACGCCGCCGATGGTCGTGCCATAAATGCGAATGAGGCGCTGGCCCTTCTGCTTGTCGCGGCAACCTTCGATGCCGTTCCGGACAAGCTCGCGGATCATCATTTCGCGCGCGCCCATCTTGCACTGACGCCACGCTTCTCCGGTGGGGTTATTGATCGTGATCGGATCAAGGTAAATGCTGGTCAACCTACTGCTCCGTGGTAAAGCGCGGAACCGCCGCGCGCGGTCTTCACGCTCCCGGTTCGGAGAGCGTCAAATGAAGAGGCTGGATCATCGCCAGCCCGCCAATCGTGAGGATCACCTTGCTGCGCCCGACGATGACGCGGTTGCCGTTCTGGACGCGCGTTTCGAGACGCGTGAGAAGAAGGGCCTGATCCCGAATGAGAAGGTCGAAGATTTGCTCGACCGTCTCGCACTCGGTTTCGGCGGGCCACCACACATGCGCGGTGCCGTCCCGCGTCTTGACCGTCGTGGTGGCCGAGATCAGCATCAGTTCACCAGCGCGTTGATCGTGGGATCGGTCGGCGACGGCTGGCGCGGCGCGCCCTTGATGGTTTCGAGAATGATCTCCAACGTCCGCACCGTGTCATCGAAGAGGTCGGTCTGATCGAAGAGGCCCGCCTTGTGGGCGTAGTCGAGAAGGCAGCGCATCACCGTCTGCTGCCGCGCGGTTTCGAGGTTCTTGAGGCGCATGGTCATCGAAAGCGCGGTGCGATCCAGACCGTAGTTTTCGATCTGGTTCTTCACATAGGCACCGTGCTGGCCGACATACTCGCTCGCGGTCTGCTTGAGGCGCACGGCCTCCTTGATGACGCGATTGAGGTCTTGCTTCGCGACTGTCTTCTTCTGCGCTTCTTCCTTCACGGTCTTTGCCATCCGATTAGCTCCAGGCTGTTGAACGAGAGTTGAGGGTCTGCTCGCGAGCCTTCGCGATCTGGCGCGTGTTCGGGCGCGGGACGCTTTCCGGCCACGGAAGATCATCGGGCCAGTTCTCGGCAAAGCGGCTGACGCTCCGGTCGTAGAAGCGGACGGAGAAGGTTCCGCCGTCGTGGATGCGGGCGAAGAGCTTGCTGTCACCGAGAAAGCGGCGGGCGACCGTGGAGACGCCCAAGCCCGCGTGGCGGGCGAAGAGCGTGGTCACCTTGATGAGGTTGTCGCGGAGGAGAGGCTCGTAAAGCATGGGCCGAGATATAATCGGATGCTTCCGATTTTGGCAAGGCCACTTCCGACCGATCTTAAACCACTAAAGGTCTTGGAACCTTCCGACGCCGTCGCCACTTGTCGGATCGTCCCGACAAGAATTGTGCTAACAGTCGGTTGGGAACCGACAGCTAATGGGAAACATCAATATGGCTCTGTCCGTAGGAGAGCGCGTACAGGCGCGCATGAGCGATCTACACACGAACTCGACAGAGGTGGCCCGCAGGGCTGGCCTCGAAAGGACTTTCGTCCATGACCTCATTTCTGGACGCAAGAAGACCGTCACCGCCGAAGCCCTGATCGCGCTCGCCAAGGCGCTCCAGTGCCTGCCGGAAGAACTCGTCGGAAAGATGGGCGAAATCCAGCGCAACGCGGTGGAAGGGATAGAGATCGTCGGGATCATCGAACCGGAGGTCTGGCGCGGATCAGCGCCGCGCAATCTCGGAACGATCACGACTTCTAACGACGGAAACCCACACGTAAAGGCGTTCGTGGTGCGCGGCGATGAGGCCGCGCCCATAGGGATCAGGGACGGAAGCGCTCTCGTCGTAGACATGTCCGGTGCGGTTCGCCCAGGAGACATCGCAGTTGTCGAAAGGACGAGAGACAATCTCAGGGAGCTATCACTGTGGCGGGTCGCGAACGGTGATGGGCCGACGATCCTGTCGTCACTCGACGGCAACCCTGAGAAGATCATCGAAGCGGGCGACGCGGTAAAGGTGATCGGGCGCGTGCAGAGGGCGGTCCTGACGTTCATGTCCTCGCTGCTCTAGTCTGGGGAAAACCACCCCAATCTTAAACCACTAGCTATTGACAGCCGCTCGCGACGCACCCGTATAATCGCGCGATAGCGCGCGCGCGGCGACAACCTCTGAAGGTTACAACACACCACAAGCCGCAGCGGTGCAGGCGCGGCCTACAGGCCCGCGCCCTGACGAGACAACAACCTATCCCCGAGTTGAGATGCTTATAGATTGAGGAATACACGCGCGCGCGCGAGAACGCGCGCTTTCCGTCTCACGGTCGGATGATGGCTCATATCTGATCCTGCGTCTTTCCGGCGCACTGTTTCCCGCGTCTCCTTCCAACTAAAAATCTCGGTCTTATCCGATCAAGGCTCTTGCGGAACCGGAAATATCCGATTACCTTCCGCGCATCGCCCAGGCATGAGCCAGGCGGGAAAACCAGCCACGGAGACTACCGAATGATGAACATCGTTTCCCCCATCGCCACGGAGGCCAGCGCGCCTGTCGGGGCGCGCGCCGTCGATACAGGACGCGGCCAAGCCAACATGATCGCGTCGCGGCAGTGGATCAGCCGCCCTGCCGATCAGAAGTTCCTCTCCCTCACCGCCCTGCGTGACAGCGTCCTCGCCCGCCGCGAGAAGAGCCGCGAGCAGCGCGTCAACAACAAGGGTATCGAATTTTTCTCCAATCCCGAGCCGAAGAGCATGGCCGATACCCATGACCTCTGGATCGGCCTCAACGACGGCAGCGAGATCACGCCGTCCCATTGGTCCTTCGGCCAGCTTTGCTCGCTCGCCAAGGCCCCGGCCTCATACCTCCGCACGCTCCCGGCGCAGATCGGAAGCGACGCGCTGACCTTCGGCCTTCGGCAGGCGCGGGACGTCGAAGAGGTCAAGCTCTACCATGACAACGAGACGCTCTTCGCCGCCACAGGCCCCGACTACGGGCGCATCTTCGATCAGGAGGTGGTCGAGGCGGTCATGCAGATCGCGGGCGACGGGACGGGCGACACGCGCTGGAAGGTTCCCGGTCGCCTCGATTGGCGCACGATGCAGTATGACCCCGAACACCCGATCACCATCGACACCACGACGCTGTACGCGAGCGACCGCGATGTCTGGATCATGCTCACCGACGACCGGAACCCGATTGAGATCGGCAAGCTCCGCAACGGCGAACCCGATTACCTCAATCGCGGTTTCATCATCACGAACAGCGAGGTCGGCAAGAGCGCGCTCAAGATCTTCGCCTTCTACTTCCGCGCCATCTGCTGCAACCACATCCTTTGGGGGGTCGAGAACTTCCAAGAGATCAGCCTTCGCCACAGCAAGGCGGCACCCTCGCGCTTCATCGAAGAGGCCCGCCCCGCGCTGGCCTCCTTCGCAGAGGGATCGGTGACGCGGCTGGTCGAGGGCGTCGAGCGCGCCAAGGCGATCAAGCTCGCCAGCGATCAGGACGAGGCGCTGACCTTCCTCACCGAGCGCAAGTTCAGCCGCGCGAAGGCGCTGGCGATCCTTGAGACGGGCGAGAAGGAAGAAGGCGAGCCACCGCGCACGGTCTGGCAGATGGCTCAAGCCATCACCGCAGACGCGCGGGCGATCCAGAACACCGATGAGCGGGTGGAACAGGAACTGGTCGCCAAGACCATCCTCGACAAGGCAGCGGCGTGAAGGGGGCGGGGCGGGCCTAACAAGCCCGCCCCGTAGATCGCCAATGAGCAGGGCATTGATCTTGAAAATCGAACGCGCAACGAAAACGCAATGCGACGAGGTTCGCCCCGTCATCGTCGCCCTTATGGCGCAAGACCTTCTCGACCACGGCGTCGATCTGACGAACGACGACGCGGTGATTTTGAATTTGCTTTCCAACCGCCATTCCTCGCGCTGCATCGCGGCGTGCATGGATGAGGCGGTCAAGGTCGCAACAATCCTTCAAGGGTTCATCCATGAGCAAGATCACGGCGGAAAGTCTCGGCATCAAGAAGACGCTGCAAGTGCGGTCGATCACTGTCGCCTGTCCTAAAGGCGGCTACAAGAACACGCGGATCGTGAAGCGCAAGGTCAGCCTTGCGAGCGTTCCCGGCGTTGACGATCCCGAGCCGTCGCCGCGCGACTTGCGGCGGAAGTAACGACGAACGCGCGCGCCGCTTCTCCGTGGGGCGCGCAAAGCGGCGGCGAGGGTGGTTCCTTGTCGTCCAACGGGCCGCGCGGAAGTGGACACCGCGCGGCCCACCCATCAACTTGGCGCTTCTTTGAGAGGGTCGGCAATGACTTCACTGGATGAAAGCAAGATCAGGGCGCGCGTGTTCGATGTTGTCAGGCGCATCATCGATATTCCACCCGCATCCGGGAGCAATCTCAAAAATCTCCGCAAGGACTTTCTTCGACCGCCTCCGATGAAGGAGTTCCAAGGAATTGATCCAGTTCTTCTGTACAAGGATCAACGCCAGTGGTTTTTTCATCCAAGGGAATGCACCCCGAAAATCCTGTGGCCTGTTGATGTTTGCGTAATTCAGCCGAGCGGTGGAGACGATATTGGGCTTCTTGTTCAAAGGTGGCGCAGCATCCAGCCTAGGGAGGTCAGGGGATACGCGAAGCTAGTAAGCCCCTATATGATGCGTCGAGATGTTGGCGCGGAGAGCGCGGGGCAGTTCGTCACAGTGTCAAGTCTTCATTCCTACATCGGTGGAAGATGGCCCTTTGCCGATGCCCAACCGACGAGCGACAATTTGCTTGACGCTGGCGGGCTTGCCATCGCCGTCGCCCTGCGACAGCGTTACGAGTGGGCGGTCAATATCGGCTTCGAAGATTTGCCTAGCGTGCGTATCGCGACCGATCCAACAGGAATGAAGGAGCTATTTCGCCTTCGCGATGTTGCTGACGGGCGCGACAGGCGCGACGCACTGATGACTTGGGTATCCGATCATTGGCGCAAGGATCGCGTTGACCCGGACGTCGAAAGGTATGTTCGCAAGCACATGAGGGGAGCAGCTAAATTCGATTGGCGCGGTATGGTTTGTGAAATCAAGCCTTCTCAATTTGATCTAGAGCAGAGGGACGCTTTCCTGCAAGAGCGCGAAGCGATGCGAAAAGCAGGATCGGACAAGAGGGTCTCCGCGTGATCCGCGCGCCAACATCGAAGGATGAAGCCTTTGCATGGTGGAGCCTCGCGCTTCGCGGCAAGGCGGTCATCGTCAGCGACGAGCCTCAGTGCGGGTTCTTCAAGCGGAAGCTCGTCAAGGACGGCCCTTTCGTTCCGGCGCGCATCTGGCTGGATCAGGACGTCGATCCCGAGACGGGCGAGCTTTGCGACGACGAGCGGCTGCAATGCGAGGTCAACGGCAGCTATGCCGATCCGTTCGACGCGTGGGGCTGGCTCTGCGGCAATCCCATCACCGAGCAGGAGTTCAGATACATGGAAGCGATGCGCGAACACGCGCTGCGCCATGAGCCGGATCACCCGATGAGCGATCCGCGCAAGCCGATCAACAATCTTCAAACGCCGATTTTATTCTAGGAGGACCAGCCAATGGATGACGTGCTTTCAATGCAGGGCCACAACAGGCCACCGCCCGATCTTCTGACGGGCGAGGAGCTTCGCGCGAAGCTGGTCGAGGAGCATGCCGCCCTCGCCGCTCGCCGCGATGAACTGCTCGCCGCAGGCAACCGCGTCCCGGAGATCGACAGCGAGGACGTGGCCCGCAAGGTTTCGGACTTCATCGGGCAGATCGCAGCGGCTGCGAAGGCCGCTGACGGCGCGCGCGTCGCGGAGAAGGAGCCATATCTCAGCGGCGGGCGGGTCGTGGACGGGTTCTTCAAAGGGCTTACCGATCCCCTCGAAACGCTGAAGAAGAACGTCGAGAGGAAGCTGCGCGATTATCTCCGCGAGAAGGAAGCGGCAGAGCGAGCGCAGCGCGAGAAGGAAGCGCGCGAGGCTCGCGAGCGCGAACTGGAGGCCCGCCGCAAGGCAGAGGAAGCCGCCCAGGCTGCGCGAGATCAGGCGTCGCTCGATGCCGCCATTGCACAGGAGAAGGCGGCAGAGGTTGCCGCCGCCGACGCGGAAAAAGCGCAGCAGGCGGCAGAAGTGAAGCCCGCAGAGTTGAGCCGCACGCGCGGCGAGTTCGGCGCGGTGGCGAGCCTCCGCACTTACTGGACCTTCAAAGACCTCGACCGCAACGCCCTCGACCTTGAGGCGCTGCGCCATCACCTCCCGACCGAAGGTCTGGCGCAGGCCGTCCGGTCCTTCATCAAGGCGGGCGGGCGTGAGTTGAGGGGCGTTGAAATTTACGAAGATAGCCAAGCAGTCGTTCGATAGGAGAAAACGAACATGAACCAGCCAGCAGATACGAAGACGCCGACGCTCTACGAGCAGCTTGAGGAAAGGACGGCGCAGTTCCAAGCGGCGCTTCCCGCTCACATTCCGGTGGAGCGCTTCTCGCGCATCCTTTTGACGGCGGTGCAGAACAGCCCTGCGCTCGCCTTCGCGGATCGCCGCTCGTTCTTCAACAGCGCCATGAAGTGCGCGCAGGATGGCCTGCTGCCCGATGGGCGCGAGGCCGCGCTCGTCATCTACAAGACGAAGAAGAAGGAAGGGAACCGCGAGTTCTGGATCGACGCGGTCCAGTACATGCCGATGGTCGGCGGACTTCGGAAGAAGGTCCGCAACAGCGGCGAGATCGCAACGTGGGACGTCAAGGCGGTCTATGAGAAGGACGAGTTCCTTTACGAGGAAGGCATCGATATCGTTCTGAAGCATAAGCCGTTCATCGACGGGCCTGCTGGCAAGTTGAAGGCAGTCTATTCCGTCGCGAAGCTGAAGAGCGGCGAGGTCAGCATCGACGTGATGCCGCTCTGGCAGGTCGAGCGCATCCGCAACCTGTCGAAGGCGAAGGACAGCGGCCCTTGGAAGGACCACTACGACGAGATGGCGAAGAAGACCGTCGCGCGCCGTCACAGCAAGACGCTGCCCATGTCCACGGACCTCGATGACCTGATCAGGCGCGACGACGACCTCTATGACATGAAGGGCGCGAGCGATGCGGAGAAGCTTCCGCAGGCGCGCCGCCCGCAGCTTTCCGATTTCTCGGAACTGCCGTCGAGCGGGATCACCGAGAAGCCCGCAGAGGAAGCGAGCGAGAACGTCGATCCGGAAAGCGGCGAGATCACGGAGGCCGACACCGCCCAGGCGGCGGAAGATGAGAAGCCCGCTGACGAAGGCGGTGCCGCAACGCTCGCCTATGGGCGCGGGCGCGTGTCTCGCCAGAAAGGCGCGAGCTTCCGCGCGGTGCCGGGAGAGTATCGCGACCAGCCGCAGGCGACCGAAGATTGGCGCAAGGGCTGGCAGGACGAGGACCGCGCCATCCACGAAGGCAACGCTTAAACACCACCAGCAACGAAGGAGAAAGACATGACGACCATTGCAGAAGCCGCAGCCGCCTATGAGAGCGCGAAGCTCGCCCTCGCGGATGCGAAGGAGCAGCTTGCCGCTGCCGAAGCGCATGAGAAGTCGTGCGCCATGAAGGAGCGCGAGGCTTACAGGGCATTCAACGAAGCCGTTGATGCGATGAAGCCGAAGCGCGGGTCGCGTCCGAAGAAGGGCGAGGGCAATGGCTGACGGCGGATACGCCGTCGCCCTTGTGGCTCTGATCGTGGGCGTCGCTCTGGCGACGCTCGCAATCGCCCGCCTGATCTACGAGCTTCGCACGCAAGGCGAGGACCACGACGAGACGCTCTTTGGCGATCTGCCGAAGGTTCCGGAATTCATGCACAGAAGGAGAGACGACGAATGACCATCAAGGCAAGGAAGGCGGCAGCGGTCATGCTGTCCGAGTTGGAAGCGGAGAGCGACGCGATCCGTGAAAGCATCAGCGACGAGCTTCAATTCAGCACGTCGATGATCCTCACACTCACGGAGAGCCGCGAGGAAGAGCTTCGCGCACTGGACGCGGAGATTGATAAGCGGAAGGCGCGGGTCCGGAAGACCTATGCCGAGTTGATCCGCAACGAGGAGCGCCGGATCGCGCTCTACAAGGCGCAGCTTAAGAAGCTGGACGGTCCCGACGCTGTCGATCCGGACTTTGCGGAAGTCGAAGGCGCGGACATTCCTGTCACCAAGACCGAGCCGTCTCTGATCGGTCACAACTCCAACGGGGCGGAAGACAAGGCTGCTTGAAAAGCAAAGGGCCGCGATCCCGAAGGACGCGGCCCGACCCCACCCGACAAGTTTCTTACCACGGAGACTTTCTAGCGAGGATGCGATGCAGGATATGGCACGAACAATATCGGAAAACAAGACCGCCAGGATCAAGAGGCTCTCAGACGAGGGACTTTCCAACAGGGAAATTGCCGAAATCGTCGGGTCCACTCTCAACTCGGTTTCAGTGACCCTCAACTATGTGCGGAACGGATACGGACGGAAGAACCGGAAGGCGATGATGGTTCGGATGGACCCGATTATGCGTGATGCCCTGATGCTGGAGGCGAAGAGGCGCAATATGCGCGAGCAGGACTTGGCTCGTGTCGTTCTCGAAACCGTCGTTCGCGACAAGCTGTTTGGCGCGGTGTTTGACGATGGCCCTGACACCTGAGATCAGGGAAATCCTGCGCGCCATCGCCCGCGCAGCCATCGAAGAAAAGCTCGCGTCGAAGGGCGAGGGATCGGATAGGTCCGAGTTGCCCGCCAAGGCGGCTGCGCGCTAGTCTGCCGTCACCACGGAGGACCAGCCACAATGACCAGAGCCGCCATCTACGGTCGCTTTTCCACAGACTTGCAGCGGGATCGATCCGTCGAGGACCAGTTCGCGCTCTGCGATGGCTTCGCGAAGCGCGAAGGGCTTTCCATCGTTCGGTCCTATAGCGACAAGGCGAAGTCCGGAGCGTCCATCTTCGGGCGCGACGGGCTTCTCAATCTCATGGAAGACGCGCGGGCCGGATTGTTCGACGCGGTGGTGGTCGAGGCGCTCGACCGCATCTCACGCGATCAGGAAGACCTCGCCGGGATATACAAGCGGCTCTCCTTCGCGGGCGTGAAGCTGATCGCCGTCCACGATGGGCAGGCCGACGCGGTTCAGATCGGCGTGCGCGGCCTTCTCGGCTCGCTCTTCCTTGCCGACCTCGCCCACAAGGTCAGGCGCGGCCTGCAAGGCGTCATTCGCGACGGGCGGCACGCTGGCGGCAAGGCATACGGCTATCACCCGGTGCCGGGGAAGCCGGGAGAGCTTTCCATCGATCAAGCGGAGGCCGCTGTCGTGCGCCGCATCTTCACCGAGTATGTCGAAGGAGCGTCGCCCAGGGCCATCGCCAGAAAGCTGAACGACGAGGGAATACTCCCGCCGCGAGGCACGGTCTGGAACGCCAGCACGATCAACGGCAACGGCAAGCGCGGGACAGGCATCCTCCAGAACCCGCTCTACGCGGGCGAGATCATCTGGAACCGCGTCCGCATGGTGCGCGACCCGGCGAGCGGCAAGCGGCTCAGTCGCGTGAACCCGGAGAGCGAGTGGCACCGGGCGAAGGCTCCGCATCTTCGCATCATTGATGACGCGCTTTTCCACGCCGCTCGAGAGCGAAAGATCGACAACTCCCACGACCGCGATCCGTCGAAGCCGATGGTCAAGAAGCCTCACCTCCTGTCGGGCCTTCTCCGCTGCGGCGTCTGCGGCTCCGGGATGAGCCTGAGTGGAACGGACGACGGTCGCCGCCGCGTGCGATGCAGCCGCTCAAAGGAGAGCGGATCGTGCAGCAACCGGACGCGGTTCTATCTCGACGTCGTGGAGCAGACGGTGATCGATAACCTCGCGAGCATCTTTCGCGAGCCGGAAGTGCTGGATGAGTATCTCCGCATCTATCGTGAGGAATGGCGCGCGCGGACGCAGGCGGCGGTCAGGAACCGCGACGCGATCTCTCGCGGGCTTGCGGACGTCAAGGGACAGATCGACAGGATGGTGAAGCTCTACGCGAAAGGCGTCATCGATGAGGCAAGGGCCGAGCGCGAGCTTCTGGAACTGCGCGGGCGCGAGATCGATTTGTCCACGGAGCTTTCGAGAGCCTCAAGCGATGTTCCGGTCATCGAATTGCACGCCGATGCGGTGGCCGAGTTTCGCGCGACCGTCGATAGCCTCGCGCTGCGCCTGCCGCAGATCGCGAAGAGCGAGGCCGCTCTCGCAGCCAACTTCCGGAAGCTGATCGACGCCGTCGTCGTCCATCCGGGTCGCCCCGCTCAGATCGAAGTCGTGGGCAAGCTCGCGGCCCTGATCGGGAAGGCGAGCCGGGGCGGTGAGGCCCCGGCTCTATCGATGGTAGCGGGAGACCGTTCTAGCCGGAAGAGCCGGGAAGTGCGCGGATTGCTCATATTTGGGCCGTGGGAGGCTATCCAGGCGGCGGGTGTTCCCCGAAAACTGGCCGCAAGCCTTTGAAATGTGGGCAGGATAAATAGTCGGAAACTTCCGATCTTTTCCGTTGATCGTTCTGAACGACGAGCTATGTGTGCTTTACCGCCTCGACCGGGCGGCAACGCAAACCACGGAGACTTAGATGACCAGCCTTCCCCTCACCTTCGGCGCAGAGCTTGAATGCTTCCTCCCGATTGGCATGACGCACCGCGCCGCTGCCGCACGGATCGCCGCCGAGACCGGGATCGAATGCCACGCCGAAGGATATAACCACTACACTCGCCCGACTTGGAAGATCGTGACGGACGGCTCGCTGGGCAACTACCAGCGCGGCGCGGAGATCGTCAGCCCGATCCTTTCGGGCGAGGAAGGGATCGAAGCCCTCGCCAAGGTCTGCCGCGCGCTCACCGACATGGGCGCGAAGGTCAACAAGAACTGCGGCTTTCACGTCCACATCGGAATGCGCGGCGAGAGCCTCGACACTTGGAAGAACGTCATCCGCGCATACGCGGCCTTCGAAACGCAGATCGACAACCTGATGCCGACGAGCCGCCGCGCCAATAACAACTGCTACTGCCGCAGCATCGCGCGGATCGATCACGCGGCCCTTGAGCGGGCGACTGACCTTTCCGGCGTAGACCGCGCGGTTGACCTTCGCGGCGCATACGACCGCCGCTATGCCAAGGTGAACCTCCAGAGCTACTACCGCCACGGCACCATCGAGTTCCGCCAGCACAGCGGCACGGTAGACGCCGACAAGGCGACCAACTGGGTCCGCTTCCTCCTCGCGATGGTAGAGGCCGCGCGCAAGGGCAAAAAGCCCGCAACGACGGCGGCGGCAACCAGCGCCACGGTGACGGCGCGCCCCGGCAGCAAGACGGCTCTGGCCGGGTCGATGCTGACGAGGCCGAACGGCTGCACGCGGCAGGAGATACTCGCCGCGACAGGCTGGCCCACGGTTTCGGTCCAACAGGTCGCCCGCTCCTGCGGGCTGGCGATCAGCCAGCGCCGCGAAGGCCGGAACGTCCGCTACTTCGCGCAGGGCGACATGACCGCCTCGCTCGACGGCCTCTTCGCCCTGATCGAAGCGAACGACAACATCGCCCGCTTCTATACGGGCCACGCGCAGGGTTAACACCGCGCGCGGCGCTCGCGGCTGACCGACCCTTATCAACACGCCAGAGAGCGCCGGGGCTTGACTGCCCCGGCCTCTATCCGAGAGAAAGGATGGAATGCGAATGTTCCTGACCAACGACGGCAAGGAGTTTGTGGCGCGCGATGAGGCTCACCTCGTCGCGTTGCTGCGCGCAGACAGTTTCACTCCATCTCCCACGCTCGCCGCTTTCATGCGTGACGTTGCCGAGCGCGCTCGTCTTCAAGACAGGCGCATCACGCTCCGCACCGATACGACGGAACACTTCGTCTCCGACATGATCGCGGCTGGTCTTCTCTCGGAGCGGCCCGTCAACTGAACGGGCCAAATTCGACTTGCAGACGAGAAGATGCTGGCCCATGTCAGCGCCACCACGGAGAAAGGAAACTTGCCATGAACACAGAACAGACCCTAGAGGCCAACGCCTCAAGCCTCACCGCTTGGCGGGAGGCGATGGGCTTCTCGCAGCGCGAAGCCGCAGTGGCCCTTGGCTGCTCACGCAACGCGCTCGCGGGATGGGAGAGCGGCGAAGCCCGCACGCCGAAATACATCGCGCTGGCCTGCGCTGCGCTCGCCTTGAACATCAAGGTAGAGGGCGGCGCTGACGCCGACGAAGACGAAGACCTCTGACCACCGACCACGGAGACCCGCACATGACCGACAAGCTCTATCTCGCATATGGTTCTAACCTCTGCATCGAGCAGATGAAAATCCGCTGCCCTGCCGCCGAGCCGCTTGGCACGACCACGATCTTCAACAACCGCCTCGTCTTCCGGGGCGTCGCTGACATTGAGAAGGCCGATGGCTTCAAGGTTCCGGTCGGCGTCTGGCGCATCACCAAGGAGTGCGAGCGCGCCCTCGACGTCTATGAGGGCATCAAGAGCGGCCTCTATGTGAAGCGGAACTGCCGCCTGCGCGACGGCGCGGTCGCGATGTTCTACAAGATGAAGTCGACCGATATCCTGCCGCCGAGCGATTACTACCTCGACGTGATCAGGGAGGGATATGGCGACTTCGGCCTCGACCTCGCGGCCCTCAAGGAGGCGGTAAAGCATTCGAAGCAGCACCGCCGCGCCTCACGCGGCCTTCTGGAGCGGCAGGAGCGCCGCGACAGACGATGGCGCGAGCGGAAGCGCCGGGAGGAAGAGGAAGCCTTTCTCGCCGCCAACGACCTCCCCTATTGGACCGACCCCGCGCTCTACGCTTGACCGCAGAAGCTTGGCTCTGTATCGATCAGGGCCTCTAGGGATTAGACGTCAAACGACAAAGAGGCCCGCCACCGATGCTACTCGGTGCGCGGGCCTCTTGCGCTCGACCTGCGGTTCCAGCCGCTGCCGCAGGGAGGTCTATGGCACTTCCAAACGAAACACAGCGTCAGGAATTGCGAAATCCTCATGAACGTAATCATGGCAATAGCGCGTCACATGAGAACGGTATTTATGCGGCCCGCTTGTGAGTGGCGGACGCCCCGGATCAGATTGCTTTGGTATGGCCACTGAAATGGGTATTTCAACAATCTCCTCACTCGGCTTGGTGTACCCACCCGCAACGGTCGGCATTCTGATAGGCACTGTTCCGTCCGGCGCAACGATGAAACTGCGAACATCAGAAGGGCATTGCCTGTTGACGCGCGCCTTGTACACCATCTTGAGTGTTCCACCCGGATGAACAGTTGGCGTCGTCACGCCAACGCCATACCATTCAATCGGGTTGACAGTCCTTCCCCAAAACCGCTGACCACTCTCAATCGCTGGAAGGATCGTGGTCACAAAAATCAGGGCGAGCATTGCCGGGATCAAGTGCTTGATAAGGAACTCTTTCATTGGCGTGAAATCCCCTTGACCCATGCTTCAATCGCGCCGCTCGCTGCGAAGTAGGCAGTTGCTATAACCGCCGTCCACATGATGAACCTCTTGATGATCTCACCAAGCTTGCCGAGGCTTTCCATTGCCTCCCAAAACTTGACCATCCTTTCGATTGTTTCGAAGTCGCCATGATCGTACATCTCCTTGATCTTCTTAACTCCGGGGTGGTCTTTGTGATCCTCAGTCATTTCATATTCCCAAGTTAAGAGCATTGGCGGCGAAGGCACGACGGCGCGTGCTTGCGCGAGCCAAGACGATTGACCCGGCGCTGAGATGCGCAGATGCACCGCGCAGCGCGAAGGCTTCCGCCGTAAGGGACGACACCGCCGCCGCTGCCGCCGTCCGCATCCGCTCGCGCATGGCTTGGGCCGCAAGATCGGCGGTCGATGCAATGGCGGCATCTGCGGTCTTGAACTTCGACGCGGCAACGGTGACGGACGACGAGGCGGCGACCGAAGCGCCGCGATCCCTTGTGCGCCTCGCGCTCGCGGCGACCGTTGCATGAGCCTCAAGGCGAGCCGCGCCGATCTTGTCGTTTCCGCTCGCCGCGATGAGCGTGACAGTGGTGACGAGGCTTGCGCTTCTGGTTCGATTAGCGCCCGCCTGGGCGGCAAGAGAAGAAGAGATCGAAAGCGACGCCGAAGCGAACCGCTCGCGCCTTGCATCGGAGGAAAGGGCCGCGCTCGCTGCAAGCGATGCCGACACCTTGCGTTCGGCGGATGCCTCGCCGCTCGCGCTCGACGTTGCAACGAGAGAAGCCGCCACTTCCTTGACGCGGATCGCGGGCGAGGCAAGAGACGCCGACGCGGAGAGAACGGCGCGCCCGTCCTTGATGCCTTGAGCCGTGGCGGCAGTCGAAGCGGAGGCTGCAAGCGAGGCGGTGCGCTCGCGCGTCCTTGTTGCCGCCGCCGCTATGACGACTTGCGAATAGAGAGCGGCGCTCCGCTCGCGCAATGCGAAAGGCTCTTCTGCTTCCGCAACGATTTCCGCAAAGGCATTAAGCGAGGCATGAGCAAGGCGGATCGGGTTCGGCGTCGCGGCAAGCGACGAAGCGGCAACAAGGCTTGCCCCGCGCTCATGCACGGTGCCGCTTTCGATCTCGGCGCTGGCAACGATGGCCGAGGATGCTGCAAGGCTTGCAGTGTTTCCGCGCGTGACCGAGTAGGAACAGGCGAGCGAGGACGATGCAGAGAGCGCCGCCGTGCGATCACGAATGCGTGCGGCAGAGGCCGCGACCGCGCCCGTTGCGGAGAGCGATGCGGTGCGAGGCCGGGACGCGCCAGCGAGCGCGGAGAGCGCCGCAGAGACGGCGAGAGCTGCCTGACGCCCGCGAAGCCTTGTGGCGCTCGCAGCAACCGATCCGCTGGCGGCGATGGATGCCGTGGCACCGCGCGTGACGATCCATGATGCGGAAACGAGCGAGGTCGCAGAGAGCAGGACTGAGCGGAAGCGAAGACCGCCGCCAACGGTGAGCGATGAGCCAGCGCCAGCAAGGATCGCGGAGCGGGAGCGGATCGCACCGCGTGCCGAAGTCAGCGTTGCGGATGCCGCGAGGACCGCACCGCGATTGCCGATGCGCTGCGCGGTCGCGCTGATCGTTGCGCTTGCTGCGAGGACTGCCGTCCTGTTTCGCGTGCGCGTTGCCGATGCGCTGACCGCACCCGTTGCGGTGAGTGCCGCCGATGCCTCGCGCGTTTCCGGTCGCGGGAGTGTCCCGCGCCACGGCACATGAGGCCACGCGATGTTCGTCCAGACGGAAGGCCGGAAGGCATTCGCGTCGATGGCCGACGACGCCGGGAGAGAAGCCGACCGCTCCTGCGGAGGCACGCCGGAAACAAAGGTTCCGGTCGCCTCAAGTGTTGCGCTCGCGGAGAGCGTTGCGGAGCGAACGCGCGCCACGCTTGGCTCGGCTGCAATGGTCGCAGCGCCAGAAATCGCGGCGGAAGCGTTCCGCACGACCGCCGCCTGTTCGAAGACGATCCACGCCAGCGCGCCGTCTTCGCCGTTGGAACCGCCTGTGCAAGTGACGGCGGTCGCGGTGAGCGCGGTGGCGCGCGTTGCCGTCGTATGGCGGAAGGTGCCAGCGTCAACGTCGAGGTCTTCGGTCGCGTTGGCCCATGTCTTCGCGTTGGTGTCGGTCGCGCCAGCGGCGACCGCGATGAACACGCCGCCTTCGGGAATGTCGATGTTCCCGGTCGTGAGGCGATCCGTGGCGTCCATGTCGGTCGAGCCGTCAACGCCGCTCGACAGGAACACTCCTTCGAGGACGCGATAGACCGAGATGTGGTTCGCCGTGGCGGCGGGCGACGCGCCGAATGTGACCTTGAAGGTCGCTGTCGTTCCGGTCGGAACATCGAGGTAGAAGATGCGCGCATAGACCGCGCCGAAATTGCCCGTCTCCGTGATGGCGTTCATCGTCGTGTCGCCATCGCCGAAGTCGATGGTCGCGGAGTTGGGCGAGGCGCTGGCAAGTTCCGCGCCGACGACAAGGACAACTGTGCGGTAAGGATCAGCCGCGCCGATGGAGACGCCGCTATAGGTGGCGACGTTGCTTGAGGCTGCTACGCCAGCGGGGTTTGCTGTCCTTGTGACCGATGCCATCTGTCAGTGCGCCCCTATGGCGTAAGGTGAAAGGAAAAGGCCCGCGCGTGGACGCGGGCCACGTCATCAATCGATGGATGCTGGACGAATGTTGCGCGATCCGCACGCCGCGCACTCATAGGCGATGTGCTTGCCGTGTTTTCCGAAGCGGAGTTGCAGATTGCTCACTTTGTTATTCTCTTTGTTGCCATCGATATGATGGACGGTTTCATGTTGAAGCAGCGGGCGACCGAGTTCGTGCGCCATGACAAGGCGGTGTTCTTGAACGTAGCCCACGCTATTCATCATTGCCGCGCCGATGGCATCTCCAGATTGAGGCATGACCATCACATAGCCACCAGCCTTTGTCTTGCCACCCTTCCACATTCCGTGTTGTTCTCGACGCGGCATCCTGCTGTCTGACGACACTCCAAGCCTGCGAAGCGTGCGACCGATAATTGGCTGGCTCACCCCTAACTCGTCGGCAATAGCCTGTTGAGACTTGCCCGCTTCTCGCAGAGCAATGATCTTTGCGCAGTCGCTATTGTCGAAGCGGTGCAATCCGCCCGGTCGCAGTTCGCGCCCCGCAGCCTTGAGAGCAGCCGCCGCAGTTGCAACAGTGCAGTCAAGCCTTGCGGCTATCTCTGTTGCCGTGCTTCCGTTGTCGAAGAGCCTAAGAGCAAGCTCAAGGTTTTTTCCAGAAACCTTTCGCTTAAACTCCTGACCCCTCTCCCTGCCACGAGACTTTACGTCGTTGCGCCTGAGAATGTCATAGATGAGGCCATTACTATAACCTATCTCGCGGGCGATGGTGTTAGCTCCAATGCCCGCGAGATACATCTTGATGACCTTTTTTTCTACTGTCCGGTTAACCTTGTTTGGCATGAAACCAACCTCCTGTGATTTGGCTGGAAGCATACCAATGCGATTAGGCGGTTTGCAATAGTATAAAAAACGCGTCTGCTATAGCCTTAATCCACCGAGATATCGAGACTTCCAGCCGCGAGCTTGAGGCTGTCGTTCACGTTGATCGTGACCGGAGACGAGAGCGCACCCTTCGCGAGGCAGTTGCCAGCCGATACGGTATCCCACACAGAGACGTGCGTGACGTTGCCCCAATTCGATCCGGTGTTCGGGCCGAAGGTCACGTCGCTGTCGTTGTCGACCAGACCGTTCGTGTCTTCGGTGAAGGTCGCGGCTTGCCGCGCGTAGCCGTTGCCGGAAAGCTCTGCGGTCGCACCCGTCTCGCCGGGATCGGCGGTGTGCAGCGCGACGAACCACGTTGTCGGGCGCGTGACGGATGCGTTCGTCATCAGCCACTTGATGACTTGGCTTTCGGCGTAGTTGGACAATGCAGTCATTTCGCTTGCTCCTTGTTAGCGATAATCGAAGCCGACCGGATCGCCATAGATGGTCGCGCCAGCGTCGGAGGTGGAAAGAATGATGCGGTCGCGCGCACCAGCGCCTCGCGTGATTTCCGGCGCGCTGCCGGACTGCCAGATTGCTCCGTTCGGCCACGCGAGAATGCCGAAGTCGCCACTATTCAAAATTTCGAGAGTGAGCCGCGCGATGCGATTGACGGCGGGCCACCCGGTGACGGTGAAGGAAGTCACGTCGCCAGCGATAGTGAGGCGCACATGCTTTCCGAGCGCGTAGTCGATCACGACCTCGCCGCTGGCGCTGATATCTTGGATCGGCTCAAGCCACGGATCGGGACCAGGCGCGCCGACAGGGCCGGGCGATGAGACGAGTGCCACCGTTGCCGATGGCGAGACGAGCGAGAGCGTGACGGGCGCGCTCGACTTGACCGCGACCTGAATGGGAACGGTCCTTGAGACGACTGCGATCTCGCTCATCAGGGAAGCCCGCGCGTGACCGGAAGGACGACGGGAACGGTGAGGATGAAACCAAGATAGGCATCGGGATCAACGTCGGTGCGAACGAAATCCATCACGACCGTTCCCGGTGTCCAATCCGCCGATGCGCTGCCGGGAATGGAAATGTCGATATGGCTGTCATCGACGCGAACGATTTCAGCCGCCGTCGTGAGCGTGATCAGGATCGCTCCGTCACCCACCTTGCGGCGCACATGGCCTGTGATCGTGACGCCAGCCGGAAAGGCGGCGGTGTCCGCTTCGATGCGGAGCGACCAGTTATATCCCGCCACGATGGCGGGACCGGATTGAACGTCGGTGGTCATTTCGGTGCGCTGCTCCCTCGAAAGACAAACGCGCCACCGCCGAGGCAGAGCGCGAGAATTGCATAGGCCCAATCGACCGTGGCTCCTGCGGAAGGCCACGCCTGTCCGGTGATGAGAAGGAACGCGCTCGCGCCCCATTGGTAGAAAACAAGGACCGCAAGTTGAGTTATAATCACAGCCACATATGCTCGCTGCAATATTGGAGAAGACCTGACGGAGAGCTGGAACTCAGTATATTGTTTTGCCGCAACATCAGCCCACGCCTTCTCCGTCTCCTTCACTGTATCCTGTACAGCAATCTCGACGCGAGACTTGAACTCTGCCTCCGAAATTTCTTTCTTGAGATAAAGTTCAAAGATGCCAGACACCTTATCAAGTACTTTGCCAGTGAGAAGGTTCAGGATCGTTCCGATCATGCTTTTGCCCTCCGCGCCAGAGATAAGCGAGCCGCCTCAGAAATCCGCTCCCGTTTCTCCGGGTCCATATTCTTCGCCGCCTTACTCATTTGTGCGCGCCATTCTTCTGATCGCCTCTTGCCCTTGTGAGTGGCGACTAGCGACGCGATGTGATCTGGTGACAGCTTCCTTCCTTTGTTCTTATTTCCCGCTGCGGCTTTTTGTTCGGGCGTCCTGTTTAATGCGACCGCACGAAGCTTCGCCTTGGTCGCCTCAGACATTGGAGGACGTTTTTTGCCGAGGCGGCTTGCGCTCATCTTGCGCCGCGTTTCTTCGGGAAGCCTTTTCCCAATACGAGATGCACTGATCTTGGATCGAACCTCTGGCGTGTGATCGACCCTCCCGGCAATCTGCGAAAGGTTGTAGCGCGGCCTCAGCGCATCAATGGCAATCTGCTCATACAGGATCAGGTCTTCCTCGCGGCACAAAAGAAGGACGCGACCGCTGAGATCGCCGTGCTTGTTGAAAGCACTTTGTAGCTTCGGATTTATGTGAGTGCCTTTTCGGAGGAATAGCCTGTGTTCATACAAGCGCCTGTCAATCCTCTTGCTTGAGCCGATGTAGGCACCGTTTGGGCTTTCGAGAATGTAGACGCCACAATTCACGCTTTCGGCTCCATGGGCTTGTTCGCTGGCGACCAGTAAACGACAAAGCCGTTGATGAAGCCCGCGACCGCGCTCACGATCATGATTTCTATCTCGCTGTTGATGTCGAAACCGAAGGACTGCTCCGCGAGCTTGATGAGAGCGGTGGTGATCGCGCCAGCAAGGCCAGCCGCGAACATCTTGCTCCGCTGCTTGATGTAGTCGTTCATCACTGACCTCCCGAGAAAACCCACGCGAAGACCGCGCCCAGGGCGGCGGCGATTGCGCCGATGATCCACTGCGCCGCGCTCACGCGCGGCTTCGTCTCCGGAACGGGCGGCGGTGCGGGAGCAGGCGACGGAGGAAGTGGAGTGCTGTCAGAAGGCCGCGTGATGGGCTTGACGATTGCAGACACTTCCTTGACCTCACCCGTTCCCTCCTTCGTGAGCGCGGCGTTGAGCGCCGCTTCGAACTTCTCGGCATATCCCGCGATGAGTTGCGCGCGGTCGAGGCCGTTCACGACGCGGCGCATCTGCGAATAGCTTTCGAACTGGCCCATCTTCATTCCGGTGAACCACCCATTCGTCATGCCGTGGACCATGATGCGCGCGGCGATCTCCGGGTTCAGTGCGAGATCAGGTTCCGCGAGAAGGTCGCGACCGATGAGCTTCGACGCCTTTGCATAGTTGGCGCGCCCGGTGATCTGGACGTAACCCCTGCCCGAAAACTTGCGACCGTCTCCCGGCTGCGTGTTGCCGAGATCGGAGCGGTTTTCGTATCGCGTCTGCGCGGCGGTCGGTCCCCAAATTTCCCGGCGCGGCGTCATGTGAAGTGCGGAGGACGTCGGTCCCGTTTCATGCCACGCGGTCGCGAGGACATAGGCGCGATGGCGGATCGGCAGTCCTTCGGTCGCGGAGACAAGCCTTTCGATCCCGTCCACTTGGCTCTGCGTGAGCGGGCCGAAGCCCGCGCGCAGGGCATCAAACATCACCTTCCGGTTGATATTCATTTCCGTTTCTCCATTTGCGGCTAGACGGGCCAGAAACGGCCCACAGGCGGCTTTCCCCGGCTGGCTCCTATGGCAGGGCCTCCCGCCACGACTTGCCGGAAATTGACCGCTCAGTTTTTGAATTTGCGGGGGTCCGGAGGCTATTCCGCCCCGCCACCCTCCGACCCGGCAGATTTGAGTTCCAGTTTCGTCGTGAAGCCGGATCGGGAATATTCGTGGTCCACGCTTTCGATCCGATAGGCTCCGTCGATCCCGGCTCGCGTGCCGCTGACGATGCAGAGGCCATCCGGGATCGCCCCGGTGTCGCCTTCAATCGTCACCGAGCCTTCGGCAACGTCGCGCTCGCTCGTCGCCTTGTCGCTTCCGGCGCGGTCCTTCGATTGCTGCTCGTCCGGTTCGGAGTAGCGGGCGACGCTCTCGGCGTCGGCAGTCGTCTGAACCTCGACCTCCTGCTCCTTCCACTTCGCTTCCTTCCGGTCGTACCAGCGCGCCCGCGTCTTCTTGAACGCGGGCCGGCCGAGCGCGGGCGTGATATCCCACGAATGAAGGTTGTCGCCCCAAGCCGCGCGGACGAAGGAAGTGTAGGAACCCATCCGCTTGCTCATCGTCGCGGTGGTTCCCTGCACACGGAAGTTCCCGCCGATCTCCCGCGCCAGGCGCTCGCCAAGATGGATGAAGCTCTCATCGCGCATCTCGACATACTCGCGCTTGATCTCGGCAAGGTCCGGATCGACCTCGACGCTCGTCACGCCCGCCTTCTTCCCGGCTTCGGTCAGAACGTCCTTGATGGTCTTCTTGTCGAAGTGCCGCTGCTGCGGCTCCTTCGCCTTGCCCTTCGTGTCGATCCCCTTCGCGCTCACCGTGATGGTGCGGCCCGAACGCGAGCCGCTGCTCCTGACCTCGTCCACCGTCCCGGTGAAGACCAGACGCACGCCGCCGCCTTCCCATCCGAGCATGATGACGACGGGAACGCCGTCCTGCGGAAGCGCGAGCCGCCCGTCCGTGTCGTCAAGCTCTATCGTCGCGGTGTCCGAATGCGTGCCGACCTTGTCGGAGACGCGAAGCGAGATCAGGTGCGGGTTCAGCTTGCTCGTCACATCGGCACCGCCGATCATCACCATGTAGACCGCGCGCTTCGTCATGCGTCACCAGAGCTTGATCGGTTCCAGAATTTCTGTCGGCCTTGGCAGAGGTATTGGCAAAAGAAACTCCGTGCCGACCGGAAGGACGCTCCCGAGATCGGCAAGGTCTTGGTTTATGTCGAGCGTCAGTTCGACCAGCCCCGGCATCGGACGATGAAAGCGACGCCAGACGATGAGGGAGAGCGTCAGTTGTTCGCCTTGGATCGTGATCCTTTCATAGACCATGACGCCTATCTCCGAAGGATGCTGTTGACGGCGGTGGCAACGAAGCCGGACGCAGCGCCACCAAGGCTTCCCGCCATGATTGAAAAGAAGGAGCCGTCAGACGGCTTTCCGGTTTTGCGGACTTGGATATCAACATCGATGATTTGACCGACGCCCTTTGCATCGAGGTAGGTTGATTTCTCGCTCACGCTTTCGATGGCAACCCACCCCATTGCCTTGCCGTCGCCGCGCACGAGGTATTGCGGCTTGCCGCTCGCCCTTGCCTGAAAGAGCTTCTGCAAGTCGTCCATGCCACCGAACTTCGCAGGGAACAGGCGCGCTTGGATCGTCCATGTCTCCGCGCCGTCGCCCACCCATTCAAGCGGCGGGCGCGTGCCGACGACAGGCTTCTCCGCGAACGGCGTCTCATGGTTGTGCGTGTAGCCCGTCGCGTTGAATGGATAGATTTCGAAGGCCACAGGGCCAAGCTTCATCAACATCAGGCGAACCTCATTCCTGCATCGGCGTACACGCCACGGAAGGCTTGCCGCACCTCGTCGCGCAGGACGCGACGAATGCTCTCGACCGTCGAGGCGTCGGCGTTGCCGTTGATCGATATGTTGAACGTCGGCGCGATGGTCGTCCCGCCGCCGCCGAGCGCCTTGTTCGGAATGATCGTGCCGCTTGTCGCGGGCTTGAATATTTCGGGACCACGCTCACCGACGAGGTAAGGCTTGCTCGTCACAGGCCCACCCTTCGCCTGTCCCTTGAGCGGTGCCGCCGCTGGCGCGGCTTCACCACCGCCGCCACCGAACCATCCCTTGACGCCCGAGATCGCATTGGTGATCGGCGCGGTGAGTTCAGCCGCCTTGTTCTTCACCCATGCGATAAGCTGGTCGAACAGCGCGACCATGCCGTCCCACAACGCCTGCACAATCGCCATGCCTGCGTTCTTCCACTGCTCCGCAAGCCCGGTGATGACTGCAAGCCCTTCCTCCATCGAGGTGCGGATGCTGTCCGCGATGCCGCGCATCTTCTGCGGGATCGCATTGGTGAGCGCGACGAACTTCTCATCGATGGTCGTGAACCAGTTTACGATGCCGCCCAGGGCCTCGCCAGCCGTCCTGCCCCACGCGCGCCAGCCCTCTTCTGTCTGATTGATCGGGCCGAGAATTTCAGTGACCCATCCCCACAGCGTCGAGATGCCTGAGATGATGGTGTCCAGAACCGCCGACGCCTCTGGTCCGAGCGCGCTGCGGAACGCCGATCCGAACTCATCAAACATCGCAGCGATGCCTGACCAGTTGTTGTAAATCCAGATGCCAGCCAGCGCGATTGCGATCACGACCGCGCCGATGCCCGTCGCCGCGATTGCGCCAGCGAGCGAAGTGAAGGAGGTCGCCACTGTCGCAACGCCTTTCGCAAGCGTCAGCAATCCGCCATAGCCGAACGCCGCCGCATACTTGAGCGCAATCGACGCGACGTTGAACGCGAGGATGCCAGCCGTCAGGCCGACGATGGCGGCGACCAGCTTCGGGTTTTCTTCCGCCCACTTCGCGAAGGCTTCAACGACGGGCGTGATCTTCTGCATGATCGATGTGAGCGCCGGAAGGAGCGCGTTGCCGATGGAGAGCGCAAGATTGTCGAGCGTGATCTGGAACGCCTTCATCCTCTCGGCGTTCGTCTCCATCTTATTCATGAAGTCTTCCATGACCACGCCAGCGGCCTTGCTCGCTTCTTCGCGGAGCTTCACATAGTCGTCGAAGAAAGCCATTAGCGGGCGCATCGCCTCAAGGACTTGCTTGTCCGAGAACAAGTCCTCCATGATCGCACCCTTCTTCATCGCCGCGCGCGTCTGCTCGACCATCACATCGAAGGGCGACTTTCCTTCCGCTATCCCCCTTTCAAGCGCCTTGCGGATATCGATGCCATAGTCCTCGAACTTCTTCACCGTCAGCGGTGCGCGCGCCTTCTGCAAGAGGTTGGCGACAGCGTTCGCCGCCTGAGAAGTGTCTCCTGTTGAACGCTTCACGATTTGCAACGCCGCGCCGAGATCAGCAACAGCGCCGACACCCTCCTGACCGAAGGTCGCGAAGGCCGCGCCGAGGTCAGGGAAGTATTGCGCCATGTCCTTCAATTCGAAGCCGCCCATCTTGCCAGCTTGAGCGAGCTTGTCGAAGGCAAGCTCTAGCTGCTCGACCGGAACCTTGAGGTTCATGATCGACGCGTTGGCGAGCTTGGAGAGATCGTCAATCGACGCGCCTGTCGCCGTCGCGGCCTTGCCGATGGTTGCAATGGACTTTGCCGCCGTGTCGAAGTCCATGCCAGCGCCGATGAGAATGTCGGCAGACTTGAGCATGTCGGTCGTGAACTGGTTCGTCTCCTTGCCAGCCGCAACCGCCACCTTGCCGAATGCCGCAAGCTGCTCCTTCGATGCACCCGACTTGTTTCCGAGTTCGACAAGCTGGCTCTCGAATTCGCGAGCGGCATCGATGGGCCTCTTGAGCGACCGGGCGAAGGCATAGGTGATCGCCATCGCATCGACCATTTGCATCCGATAGGTCGCAAGGCGCTGGTTGTTGCGCGCCTGGGCGGCATTGAGCCTGTCCATGACAGTGACGCCGCTTGCGCCCTTTGCCGCCTTGCCGATGCCAGCGATGGCGCGTCCAATAGCCTTGGCTGGACCCGTCACCTGATCGATGAGACGAACTATGAGCGAAGAAACTTGTTCAGCCATCAGGTAAGGCCCCTTGCCTTTGCGATGCGTGCCGCCTCGCGATGCCAATCCGCGAGGTCGCGCACTTCCATTTCAAGAAGGTCGGTGACGGGCGTATGCAGAACATGCGCCACGTCCGCCACCATTGTCATGATCCCGCCTAGGCGGGCTTGGGCAAAAAACTTCCCATCGCCTCCGAGATGGTGGCGAAGTCTCGCGCATCCATTTCTTCAATGACCTCGACAGGAAGCTCCGTCACCGCCGCGAGAAGGGCGATGCCAGCCATCATTTCATCGCCGTCACGGCGCGCGACTTCCGCCGACTTGAGGTGCTTCACCTTGACGGTGCCGATCACGACGGACTTGATGAGCTTTCCATCCGTTCCGGTGATCGGCGTTTGCAGTTCATGCTTCATTGAAAACCCCCTTCGTTGTCAGGAAAAAATCAAGCGCCAGTGGACGGAATGCGGAGAAGGCGGTTCTCGTCCGCGTTCTCGTCTTCGCCATCGACCTCCCAAGTGTTCTCAAAGAAGTCCCACTTGATCTTCGGCTTGCCGTCGAACCAGACCTCATAGTGGGTGACTTCGTTGAGGGCATACTCGTGGCCCATCATCTCGCCGCGCGTGAAGGCGTCGGCTTCGATCTTGCCGAGACGCGCTTCGATGATCGCCTTCGTCTCCAAGGCGCGGCCCGTCCGCTTGTCGCGCACCACGCCATAAGCGGTGTAGACGTTCTTGTAGCGCGAGCCGAGGCCGAACTGTCCGAGCAGGGCAGGATCAAAACCAGCGAGCTTGAACGTGGGTTCGAGCTTCTGGATGCCGACCTCGACCTCGATGGCGACGCGAGCGCCACCGCCGTGGTGATCCGCATAGATCGCTTGCAGCGGAGGCAGCTTGAGTTCCGAGATCGTCAGATGCTTCGACGCTGTCGGATCGTGGTCGCCGCAGAAGAGGTTGACGGCTTCCATAACATAGATGGTGTTCATGGTGTTCTATCTCCTAGCCACCGAGTTGGATTAGCCCGTCACCGCGTCAAGCTGCGAGAGCAGATCGTCCAGAAGCGCATCAAGCGCAGGACGATAGCGCGCAGACTGAATGCCGAGGTAGCGGAGGACGGGCGGCTCTTCGGCGGCGAAGTTCACCGTGAACTTGCCGAGGCGAAGCTGCTCCGGAGAGTTCTGGTCGCGGGTGAAGCCCACCTTGTAACCGAGAATGTCGCCGTCAGCCTTGAGGTCACGCATGGCGAAGGCCATCGTGTTGCGGATCGCTTCAATCGTCTGGCCCGTAATGTTGAAGCGGCCCAGGTAGAAGCGAAGCGTCCGCAGGAACATCAGATGGATGTAATCGCGACCGCGCACGACGTTGTAGAACTGCCAGAGACTATCCTCCGAGCAGGTGTCGGTGCCGACGAAGACGAAGCCGCCCGAGGCAATCGCCGTCTCGACGCCCATCTCGCCGCGAATGATGATGCCACCGTTCGCTGCAAGGATCGACTGCCCTTCGGTCGCGCCGTCAACGAGAGAGAAGTTGATCGAACGCGAAGGACCGACAATGCCCTGCACAGGCTGATTGGCCCACGAATGGAACGGGCGACCCTGATATTCGTGGTCGCGGCGCACCGCGATGCCAAGGACACGCGGCGACGCGGGCTTGACGACGGCAGGAGTTCCGACCTTCACGGCGGTCTCGACCGGGATCAGGCGCTCGCTCTGCATCGTCTCGCGCCAGTTGATGAACTCCTGCAAGGTCGTCGCAGGGCCATCGACCACGGCAACAGCGAGCAGCTTGTTCAGCACGGAGGGAAGCTCCGCGCACACCGGGTTGGCGAGGTCGGCAATGGTTGCCGTCGCCGCCGCCGAGGTGCCGCCGCCGCCAGAGAACGAAACGGTCGGAGCCGTCTCGTAACCGCTGCCGGGATTGGTGATCGTGATCGCGACCACCGCGTCGTCGTCAACGCCTTCCTCCGTTCCGAGGACAGCAACCGCCGTCGCGCCAGAACCGCCGCCGCCCGAGAAGGAGACGGTCGGCGCGGACGTGTAGCCGCTGCCGCCGTTGGTGACGGCAATGGTCGTGATCCCCGTATCGCGCTGGTGCGTGAAGCCGGGAGCCGCGATCAGGCGCGGGATCACGCCGAGAAGCGGGCCAGCCTCCATGAAGGCGTGAACGCCCGTCTTGTTCGTGGAGTTGCCGACGATGTTCGTGATCGTCGCGTCGGCGTCTACGCCTTCGGTCACGCGGACGACGACAACCTTCGCGGCGACTTGGAACTCGCCAAGCTGATCGTTGATGCCTTCGATGGCGTCAGGAAGCGTCCCGGTGGTGCCGAGAGCCGCCGCCATCGTCGCGTCGTCGCTGTACATGAAGACGGGCGTGTTGAGCGGGAAGATGGAAGCGTTCGCGGCGGGCGCGGTGCCGATGAGGCCCACGACCGACATATCGCTCCAAACTGCGGGGCGCGGCTCGTTGTCGATCCGCTGAATGCTAATGCCAAATGTCGGTTCAGACATTGCTCGTTTCTCCTTTGCAGACGCGCTCCCGCGCGCTGCGGTTCAAGTGACTTTCAATTCAAAACCAGAAATTACTTGCGGCGCACGATGCGCCACACCGAGACGGCCCAATAGGTGAGCGTCGCGGTAAAGATCGAAGCGCCCAGGACGCGCAACGCTTCATAGAGGATCGCGTCGGACATGACGCGCGAGAAACCATGCCAGCGGCAAAGATAGTCGTGCAGCACGAATGCAGCGGCGAACTGCGGATCGTGCGGCGGAACGATGGGCCACAGGAAGCGCGGCACCGTCGCAAGGTCCGTATCGGTTCCGGCAGGGACCGTGATGGTGAGACCCGATCCCTTCGTGCCGATCTCATAGGAGAAGGCGCGAGAGGTGATCCATGTGCGCTGGTCGTGATCGACGCGAGGCGAGAGAAAGAGCGGCGCGGTGAACGAAGACATTAGGCGGGCCATCCGGCGTTGATATCGATGGCGTCCAGTTCCTCCTTCGTCGTCGTCGCCTCAATGGCGGTCTTCAATTCCGCCTCGCGGTCGAAGCACGCTTGCACATGGGCGCGCACTGCCATTGCCACGTTGACGATTTGCGCCGCGTCGAGCGTGACGAATTGCCCGTTGCCCGTCTTCCACTTCATCGTGCCTTGCGGGTCCATCTGCGCGCCGACGACTGCGCCGATGTACTTGGTCTGGCTCACCGCGTCGGTCGCGAGCGGCATTCCGGCGAAGGTGGTGCCGCTGGTTTCCTTCTGCCAGCGCAACTCGGCCAGCTTCTCTAGCTTGCGTTCCTTGAACTGCTCAAACGTCGGAAGCGCCGTGCGGATCACCCACTTGTCGTTCTCTATGCCTTCAAAAGCAGTCTCGCCGTACTCGCGGAGAACGTCGAGCCACATGAAATTCTTGTGCGGAATGTCGGCGGGCTTCTCCGCGTAGTTGCGAATTTCCTTGAAAGCCCCGTCGATCAAAAGAGCATATTCGGTCATGGCGTTTTCCTATCCTTAGAAGCCAAGCGTCCAAGCAGCATGGTCCCAAGTGGCTGACATACTGTTCCACGGTGGTCCATCCGGCGATGGACCGCCGCTCGTGTAATACATCCAAATATAACTGTCGGGGTTTGAACTCCCGCAGTTCTCGACGGCGACCTCCCACCATTGTTTTTCCCACGGCTCGTCGGCTGTGGTGGACGATGTGACGCGACCGCCAGCAACCGCGATCCCCAAATTCATCGGCATCGTCGCGGATGGCCAATAAATATTTCCAGTATCGACTGTCGGGCCAGCGACATTCGGTGGTGTTGAAAAGCCTCCAGTGAACCGTGCGGAGCAATGCCGCATCGTGGTTGCAGACGCACTTGCCGTCACCGTGATCGTCGCGCCTTCCGTTCCGTCTGCAATGCGCCAGCCGACCGTTGCAGAGCCGTACTCGCCAGCGTTGGCGTCTCCTGCCTCATTCCATCCTGCGGGCCATGTGTAGGAGCGGTTATCGCGGCACCCAATCGCCGCAACGAGAAGGTCGCCAACCTGAATGCCAGACGGAAGACTTACGACCGCCGATGCTGTGTTTGACGACTGCGATGTTGCGGTGCCAGTTAGGACAGCCGTGTTAAACGAGTTGATGAAGTTGGCAGGACGAAGCGCGAGCGAGTAAGCAATACGACTGTTGCCGCTCAAGTTGGTGAACTGAGCAGGATCGAATGATCCCTCCTTCCAATCAAGCAAGTGCGCCATTGCCACGGAGGCACTGTATGTGTCCGATGATGACGCATGGATGAGGCCGTCCATGTTGGAAATAGTGACACCGCTTGTGGTTCCTTCGACCGCGCCACAGGCAACGATGGCGGAACCGGGTGTGATCGGCGTGATCGCCAGAGCATTCGCGTTGCCAGAGGTCGATAGAGAAGATCGCGTAGGTTTGACGTCAAACGGAGCGTTTCGGTCAACCCCACGGAACACCTTGAGCGCCATTGCTTGAGCGTTGGTGGCGAGGCCGGAAGCCTCTACAGTTATCTGCGTGAGTGCATCAACGAACCCATATTGCAGCATCGCTGTAATATCCGGCGAAGAAGAAGTCGCAGCATCAACGTATGCGAGTTTTAGTTCTGGCGAATAAACATCTGATGAACCTTCGTCGCCCGCGCCGCCATAAAAGACAATGAAGTCATCGGGGAGGGCGACGGTATCAATTCCTCCGGTCAGTCCGCTCAAGGACATGGTTGTGACGCCGCTCGTTGCGCCCGCGCGCGTCGCAGTCCTTCCGCCGACATACTCGACCTTGCCGCTGAAACCTCCAGCGCCGAAGCCGATCAACTGATTGAGCCTGAGCATGGATCAATCGTCCTTCGCGGCGTTGGTGGTGAAGGTGATCGTCACGCCGAGAAGATGAGCATCAACTGCCATCGTGTCGGAGCCGTCGGCAGGATCGCGGTAGAACTCGAAATAAACCACGTCGCCTTCGGCCATCGTGTTGCCGATGGTAATGGTGGAGGTGAATGCGGTCTTGTACTGGTTGCCCGTCGTGCCGCCTGTGTCCGCGACCTCCTGCTCCGTTCCCCATGCGCCGTCAAGCGCCTCGTTGTCGCCCACGGCGCGAGCGCGAGCGCCCCATGTCACGCCGAAGTTTACCGTGGTCGCCGGATGCTTCCAAATGAACTCGACCTCGACGCCGACGCTCTCATTCATGCCCTTCGGCATTCTGACGCGAGCCTGAACCGCTTCGCTCGTCGCGGCATCGAACGCCCAATAGCCCGCCATCACATCGTTGGTGGCAAGCTCATCCTTGGCATAGGACGCGCCATTGGTGGCGCGAGCAGTCATCGCCTCAGCCGGAATGCTGATTGTCTGCTTACCGACGATGGCGGTCAGTGCCGCCTTCTCATCAAGAGCCGTCTGCAAGCCTGTCACGTTGGCGATGGTGTGCGTATGCGATGCCGCCGCGTAGGAGCCAGCCGCTTGCTTGCCATCCAAGGCGGTCTGCAATCCGGTCACGTCGGAGATTGCGTGCGAGTGCGAGCCAAGGCGAGCGCCCGCAATCGTTCCGGTCGCCACCATTGAGCCGTCGAAGACAACGGGAACCCACTCAGTAGAAACATAGCGAAGGAACATGCCACTCGTTGGAGAGGCAGCATTGACGTCGGTCAGGCTGTTAAGCGTGAAGGTCGCGCTGGATGAGAGCTTGCCGTCAAGTGCCGCTTGCAGACCAGACACGTCTCCGATGACGTGACCGTGGCCCGCCGCCGCCTTGCCGCTCATACTTGTGAACAGCGAGGCCACATCAACGTCGATGGCCTCAAGCGCCGCTATGATGCGGAGCGCATCCTCATCCAGAAAGTTGTCGGGATGAGGAAGCTGATAGCTCCGGTTCGTCGTGATGTTCGTTGGCATCGGTTATCTCTCCTTAGATCGAGACGGCGCGGAGGTCTTGAATGGAAGGACGCGCGGCTGGCGATCCGGTAAGCGTGATCTTCATGCGGCCCTGCACTGCGGTGAGCGGATCGACGCGGTACTCGCGCTCAATCCATCCGAAGTCCAAGACCTCGCTCGCCTCAAGGTCCGCGCTCGTCCAATCATCGTCTGCCTTGTCGAAGGCAACGGCCACCGTCGAACCTGACGGAAGCCAGAGCTTGAGGAAGGCAGAGAGCCGGATTGCCGTTCCCATCTTGAAGGCGCGCGAGACATAGGTCGCGCTTGTCGCGATCTCACCCGCCACGAAGATCAAGCCGGGATAGAGAACAGGCGAGAGCTTTTCCGTTCCGGTGAACTTGGCGCGAAGCGTCACCGTCTCGGTGACAAACTCATCCATCTCCCAATTCTGATTGGGATGAAGAAGTTTCTTTGATGTATCCGCGCGCTCAATCTCGAACAGGAGCGTCGTATCCTCTGACGGCAGCAAGGTCGCCGCGCGCACAAGAAGATCGGATGCGGTGTTGAGGTTGAACGTGCCGAAGCTGATCGTCTTCGTCGTCGGAGAGAACTTGCACGCCACAAGCTGGAAGGTCAGGTCTTCCTTCTGGTGCGCCGTCCACGCTGTTGCGGTCGAGGACGAGAGCAGCATGCCGACAAGATAGGGCTGCGCGCCAACATACTCCTGCGCCACAGGATCGAAGCCACCGATCTCGGCGGTCGCGAGCGCGTGATCGTCATCATCCGTGCGGACGATGAAGGCATATTCGATGCCGCTCTTTACATAGACGGGAGACGTGAAGCGAACCTCTACCCATTCGCCAACCACTGCGGTCGTTATGTCGGTGAAGTCCTGCGCGATGCTCTCGCCTGTCGGGAAGCCATGCTCCGTCTTCACAAGCTCGACAAGAATGCCCTTCGACTTGTCACCGAAGGCGGCGAACTTGAGATTGATGCCAGCAAGGAAACGATCTTCCGGCAATGTGAAGGACTGCGCGACGGGGTCTTTGACAGGAACGCCCCTTGGATTGTTGACGATGATATTCGGCAAGCCGCTGCCGCCGCCACTAGGACGCGGCGCGGCGGTGACTGTCGTGGTGCGCGTGATGATGCGCGTCAGCGTCGTGGTGCGCATGATGTTCTCAAGGTCATAGTACCCTTGCGAAACAAAGAGGGCTTGCGCCCAGGAGCCGCCCATGCCTTCGGCATAGACCATGACACGGCCTGTCGGCATGTTCGCCGGGACCGTAAAGCTGCCAGCGATCTGCCCACTGCCGTTTGCCGTCTGCGTTCCGGGCGGCTTAACGTCGATGCCGCCGAAGTCCAGCGTCTTCAATTCCTCACCAACGGCGAAGCCTTCGATGGTGAACAGGATTTCGATCTGCCGCATGAGCGGCGAAAGCTGAACGCTCTCGCCCACGAAATCCTCTTCGACCGAAACCTGTTCGCGGACGGACGTCGTGGTCGTGGTGCCGGGATTGCTGCCTGTCACCTGACGATTGACGGTCTGTGTCACCTGCTGAGTGACAAAGCTTTCCGCAATCGACGTCTCAGGCTGGTCAACCCAAAAGTCTACTGGCGGCTCAATCTTGAGAGACGCGGGAAGAAGCTCGTAGGAGTTATATGGATTGATCTTGATCTGCCCGGTAATAAGCGGCTGCGAGACGACGACTTCCTCCGTGAAGTCAAGAAGAGCGGGAGCCGCGAGCGTCGGATAGAAGAACGTCGGATCAATCGGCAACTGCATGGAGCCTTGGAAGACCGCCGCGTTCTGCGTCTCGCCCGCGTCGCGATAGTAATCATGGATGAGCGGGTCAACGAACACGCCCTTCTTTGCGACAGGCTCGCGGTTGTCGATATCGTTCCGCAACCGCTCAAGACCGAGAAGGTCGAGCATGTCGATCATGCGCCGATACATGCGGTCGATCTTCGTGAAGTGATAGGAGCGGACGCCGATGTTCTTGACGGTCGGCTTGCCCATCCAATTGTTCTCGATCACCGCAAGCGGCAGGAGCGTGACCGGAGCAATGGGCGGCTGCGGAGCAACCCGCATCGACGTGCCTTTGACATAGGCCGGGAGGCCAAGCTCGTTGAGGCACAGGATATCGACGCGCGGCATCTTCCAATCGTAGCCGAGAAGCACGGTCGTTCCGGTCACACCGCCCGAGAGCGTGACCGTCGTCGCCGTCTGCGAGACGGGAGTCACCGCGTCGAGATAGCGATAGGTCACGTCATAGGACGAGCCGCTGCTCGGTTCGATGCCACCCGGCGACCAGTTCACCGTGTCGTTGACGAGCGTGTAATCGTCTCCCGGCGTGTAAGTCGTGCCGCCCTGCACCACTTCAATGATCGACGTGACAGACGAGTTCGGAAGTGCGTCGGCGCTGTTCGTCGTTCCCTTGGTGATCGTCTGCGTCACTTCCTTGGTGACGATGGCGACGTTGAGCGTCGCAATGGGCGGATGGCGAACCGAGATCACCGCATTGCCAGAGCCGCCGTTCTCGAAGGTGTGCGCCTCGGCGGCGATCACCTCAATGTCCCAATCTTCTTCCTCGCGATGAATGATCGCGGCGTCGCGGCTGCGCTTGAAGCCATAGATATTTGCCACACCCGCTTCGATGGAGAAGACCTGATCGGTTCCGACCTTGCCCATTGCCGTGACGCGGCAACCTTCCACGATGTAGGAGCCGTGAGCGTCGCGGTCATAAGTGGCGAGCGCCGCGTTGACGCCTGTCAGTTGCGGCGGCGGGGTCTGGTCGACCACCACGCCGTCCTTGAGCAGATAGACGGCGATCAGGTCGCCGTCTTCCTCATCGCCATCCCATCCCCATTCAATCGCCTCGCTCTCGCGCGCGGCACCCGGCTCGCCTTCCGCTTCCGTACCAGGGTGAAGGCCGACGAGCGTCGGGTCTTCGATCTCGGTGACAATCGTGCTGTTCAGCCGAATGCCGACAGTGACGTTGCCCTCCATCGGCACGCTGTTGATGGTTTTGCCAGCGACCACGCGCACGTCGCCGCGCGCATAGATGGTTCCCGGCGCGAGGATCACGGTCCCGGTCAGGGGATCGACAAGAATGTCCGCGCCGCTGATCCGGTCGCCATCCTTCGCCACAAGATCGGAGTTCCGCTTGCCGCGTGCTTCGATGATCGACTGCGCCTCATTGAGTTCCGCGCCCTGTGCGAGCTTGTCCTCGCGAAAGATGACGCGCGCCCAATCGGGATTATCGGGCGACCGATCATAGGCGGCAGCAACACCAGACGGATGATTGAAGGGAGCGGGCATTCAAAACCTCCTAAGCGATACGGAGCAGCGCGCGGCAACGCTCGCGCACAGTCCGTCCAAATTCGATAGCGTCAGTCTTCTCGACGGCAACGGTGCCGCCCGTGAGTTCATCCGGCTCGGCCCACAAGAGGCCGGGGCGCGTGGTGTCGACCAGCGTTGCGCCCAATCTGATCTGCCACTTTGCGGCGGTCGATCCGAAGCCATCGCCAAAGTCCGTCATCGCCTCAAAGTAAAGGCCCGTTGCATCGGCGGTCGCTGGCTCGCGCATCGCGCTTCCGACGCGATAAGGTGCGCCCTGACCGGACGGCTTGACAGGTCGCCAGACGCGGGCGCGCCGATGGCCTATCACGTTGTCGTCGGCATCAAGGAAAGTCGCCCACGCCGACATTGCAGCAAGGTCATCGATGATAAGAACGCGGCGTTCCTGTTCGCCAAGCTCGCGCCATGTGACGTGAGGCCAAACGACATTCTCCCATGTGTAAGGCCGCTCGTTCGTCACTTCACCGATCCAAACGCCGAGAGCAGTCAGTTCTGCCTCGGTCATCGTGTGGTCGAGTTCATAGATGCGACCGAAGGACCACTTCGCACCACCCGCGCGGATGCGAGCGCCGGAGTAGGACGACCAGAGCGAACCGCTCCACTTCTTCCATCCATACTCGGTCGCTCGCACGTCATAGGTCCGATATCCACGCCAGAAGTGCGAGCGGATCGGGACCGAAAGCTGAGTGATGCCTTCGATCTGAAAGAGGTCCGGTTCTTCGTCGTCGCGGACACGGTCAAGCTCAAGCTGGAACAGGTGCCAGCGGGTGCGGCGGATCGGTGCTTCCTCTATCGTTCCGGCGTAGCCGACCCAATCAAGGCCGCGCGCAATCGCATCTGGTGTGCCGCGCACACGCTGCCAATCGATGCCCTCATCGATCAACTCATAAAGGTTCGGAACGTAGGGGGTGAGTTCGCCCAGGCCATACTCATAGACGAGAAACGGAAGCCACGGCGGCGGTGTGCCGATGAGCTTGATGCCTCTTATCTGCGTGACCGGAACATCAAGCCTGACGGCTGGATTGGACGCGAGAGAGAATGCCTTCTCAAGCTCCGTCGCGTTCTGCGGAAGCAGATGCTCAGTCATCAGTAGTTCCGCCCCGCGACCGTGAGCGTGACCGTGCCGATGGCGATGGCCTCACTCGGCGCGGCGATGACGTCGGCGCTCGGCGTCGAGATGGCGACCTTATAGACGCCAGCGCGCATGAGCCTTGCGGTAAGCCACGAAAGCGTCATGTCGAAACCAAGGCCGCGCTCCGCAAGCCATTCGGCGCGGAGAGCCGCCTCGATATCCGAAAGGATGCTCGCGGACGCATTCGGCAAGAGCGTGAGTGTCGCCGTGATGTTCTGGACCTTCTGCACCGCAGCCGTGACGAGGATCGTATCGTTGACCATGCGGACGTCGGCGGCGGTCAGGTGTTCCTCGACTTCCTGCAACATGGCTGGATCAGGCACGCCGTTATTGTCGGTCGCGAAGATGGCGCAACGAACGAGCGGCGAGGTTCCCTCGCGCCAGACCACGGCGTCGGCCACGCGCACGTTCGCTGACATGGCAACGAAGCGATAGCGAGGCTCCGTGCCGCCTGTTGAGCGCCCACGGATGGCGAGGATCGTGCGCGCGCGAAGCCTTGCGTCGTCTTCGCCGGGAAGGCGCGTGACGTCGTAGAACGCCGCAAGGTGGTCGAGATCGGCGTTGATGGCAAAGGCGAGAAGGTTCGCGCGGGCTGCATCATTGACGCGGGCGCGGAGCATCATCTCGCGATAGGCGAAGACCTCGATCAGCTTGCGCGCTGGCTCGCTCTCAAGATCAACCACGCCGACGATGGCCGGGAAGCGCGCGACAAGATCGTCGCGCATGAGCGTGACAAGCGCCTCGTAATCGACCGTTTCGATCACGTCGGGCTTTGCGAGGACCGAAAGGTCAATGGCGGTGTCGTGGCTCATTCACTCCGCTCCAATTGCGTCATGCCGTTGCGGCCCGATGTTCCGAAGACGCGCCGCGCGCCTTCGACGGTGAAGTCTCCGAAGGCCGCGCGCGGGCGATACTCGCCGTCCATGTAGAAATGAAACTGACCGTCGCGCGTCACTTTGAGCGCGATGATCTGTGTGACACGGAAGCGCGGCTCCCATTGCTCTATCGGCGCGAGAAGCTCTTGGAAGTAGCTTGTCACCTCGCGCGGCGTGATGTTGCGACCGAGAAGGTTGCTCACGTTGGAGCCGTACCACTCGCGCATGATCCGCTCACCGAAGCGCGTCGTGAAAATGTCCTCCAAGGATTGAAGGACATGCTCCCAATCGGTGATCGTTCCGCCCGAGTAGCGATCAAGGCCAATGGACGGACTGACAAGCTGCATCATGAATTACTGCGCCAGGCTCTTGAGCCAGTCCGCCGCCATAACGAGAAGGCCAGCGAGCAGCGCGGCGAGCGCGCCGATGCCCTTCCACCAATCCATGCCGTTCTGCGTCCACGACTTCCAGACGATGTAGATCACGCCGACGATGATCAGCAGTCCCGCAAGATAGGAAAGCATTTCTTCCTCCATTTCTATTCGACCGGGACGCCTGTCTGCCCGTTGCCGGGTTCGACGTCCTTGTGCTTGTGATCCTTGCCGATGTTCTTGTCCTCGTGTTCGATCCGACCGCCTTCGGTCTTGATCCCGCTGCCGCTGATCGTATGCGTGACGCCACCGATGGTGATCTTCACATGAGCGCCTGTGATTTCGAGAGTGCAGCCGCCGACAACAACCCGGCAAAGGTCGTCCTTGATGGTGGCGCGGACATTGCCATAGGTCAGCACATTCTCGTCGCCGTTGCTGCTCGGGCTTGGGTTCTGGTTCGACCAGTGCATCGGCAAGGCGACGGCTTGCGCCCAATCACCAGTGGGCGCGATGGTTGACATTTGCTGGCCCTTGGTCGGCGGTGTGTGGACCTTCAACGCTCCCGCGATCTGCGCGTAGGGAACCCAAGGCGAAAGGAAAGGACCGTCCTCGCCCTCCCCGAACTTGAGGCGAACGATCTGCTTTGCCGGATCGACTTCCTCGACCGTGCCGTGGCGCATGACGCCAGAGAAGCGGCGCTCAAGATCAGCGACGCGGGACGCGAGTTCGACCAGTTCCCGCATCGCCTATTCCTTTACTGCGTCGGCGTCGAGGTCGGAGCTTCCGGTCAGGCTTGCGCCGCGACCGCGCACCGTCTCGGTGAACGAAAGCGTGCCGTCGATCTCGGCGCGCTCCATGAGCGGTGCCTCACCCTGCTCTGTTGGGTCAACCGGAGCGATGCCGATGGCGTCGGCTTCGTCGCGCGTGATGCCGATGGCCTCCGCTTGCCGCTTCCACTCAGGCTTCGCCGGGTTCTCGATCACGGCGCGGAGAAAGGCCGCGTATTCTGCGAGGTCCGGATCGCTCGCCATCGCCGCCAGGAGCCGCCCATAAGGGAGCGTCGCGTCGATGGCTTCTCCCGGCATCGGAGCCGCGATGGGATCGATCTTGTATGTGATCTGCCGCGCAGCAAAGCGGACGCCGCGCTCCGCGCTCGCGCCGCGCCGGGACGCCTTGCTGTGAATGCGAGGCACCAGCGCCATGAAGACTTTCGACCACTCGCTTCCCTCGTCAAGGAGAGCGCGTTCAATCTGGTGTTCGATTATGTCAAGCGTCCACTCTAGGCCGAAGTCCGTCTCCGGGATCGTGAACGATCCATCCTTCACTTCCGTCGCCACCGCGATCTCAAATACAAGATCAAGCTGGCGGCTTCCTTGCCAGATTTCGCGACCGATCCCGTCAATCTGGTCGTCGTCGGTCAGGACCGTGATCAGCGGAAGCCTCACATCGGAAATAGCGACGTCAATCGGTTCGATGGCACTGTCGCTCACGCGGGCGGCTGCGAGCGTCCTGTTGAGGATGGCGCGGGCGGCGGCGACGCGGACAGCGGTCCTTGCAATACTCATCCTTCGCCCTCGCGAACGAGAAGCGCGCGCACGTCGCCCATGTCGGTCGTCATGACGGAGACAACACTGTAGGCGGTTCCGCGCGCAGGGAATTCGATCCTGTCGCCCTTGGAGAGCTTGAAGCCAAGCTCATCGGCTTGAAGCTTGCTCATCCACATTTCGGCCTCGCTCAAGTTGAGCCGCGTGCCGCCGACAAGCTCGGAGCCGCGACGCGCACCGGAGAGCCATTCGAGGCCGGGGCTGTCGGAAAGGACGACCAGCGCCTTGACGGGCTGGCGGTTTTCGTCGGTCCCCGGCGCGGCGTATGTGCCACCACGCCGGGGAAAGATGCTCGCGGCTTCGCCATAGGCGGTAAGGACCATCGCGGAAAGCTCTGCGTCCAGATCGTCAAATGGCGAAGCCATGTCTTAGCGCCTCATATCTTCCAAGGTTTCGGCAAAGGCGCGCGCATGCAATTCCATCTTGCGCGCAATCACCGCTTGAACCTCGTCAGGCGTCATGCCGCGAAAGAGGTCGGCAAGCTGAGAGACCTCATCGACCTTCAACTCGCAGTCCTTCAACTCTCGCGGCACCGGGAACCTGATCTTCATCAGGTGCGGCGACCGGGCATCAGCACGCGCGGGCGCGTGCAGTAGTGCAGAGCGTTCATCTGGAACTCAAGCTGCACGCCCTTGTCGTTCGGCATCCGCCACTGCTTCGCGTAGAGACGCTGGCCGGGACGGTTGACGGTTTCGATGTAGTCGGCGGGAGCGTAGAGGGTCCGGAACAGACCCGGCACGCCGACCGGGAAGATATGGCACTTGTCGTCGGCCACTGAAACGGAGCCGCCGCCGCGATATTCTTCCCACACGATGCCGCCGAACTCGAAGCCGCCATAGGTCTTGCCCGTGGTCGAGATGTATCCGGCGCGGAGTTCAGCCGCCGCCGAGTGGTTCAGATACGTCTCGCGGACTTCCTTGTGGGCATAGAAATCATCAGCAAAGTTCTTGCCCATGATCGCCATCACACCACGGAACGGAAGCCCGCCCAGGGTGTCGGCCATCGCGCGCATCACGGTCGCGCACTTCTTGCGAAGCGCGCCAGCGGCGGGCGAGGCGTTGTCGAGGTCGAAGTCGATCTCGGTGGGAAGGCTCTCACCGAACTCGGTCGCGTAGTTGTAGATCGGCGTCGTGCCGTCGCTGTCGTAGAGGATGCCGCTCTTGATGACGGAGAGGCGATGGAATTCCTCGGTCAGCGCGAAGTCCTGCGAGTGCGTCGCGGCCTTCATGGCGATCTTGCCCTGCAAGGTTTCCACCGCGTCTTCCGACGCAAAGGCGCGCACTTGCATGACCTCGTCGGCCATCATGGCGTCGTTCCGCTGGAAGTGCGGGACGGACAGCTTCCGCATCGAACGCTTGCCGAAGTCGCGCGTATCGCCCGGTCCACCGCGAGGCGAAGACGCGATCAGCAGAAGGCTTTCCGCGCTCTGCTTCTCGATTGCGACATCGAGGGTGTCGATGCTCTCGACCTGAAAAAGGCCGAGTTCTCCGATGCGCCCAGGCACATAGGAGACTTCCCGCATGGCTTCTGTCATGCGGGTGACGCTAAAGGCGTCCTGATTGAAGATATCAAGCATGGATGCTTACTCCTTTTGCGCCTGATTAGTTGCGGACAATGATGCCGACAGCGGCAAGCTGAACGGCCTTCGCCGTCTTCTCGCCAGCCTGATCGACGCTCGCATGATAGGACAGCATATTGCCGTTCCACTGCGCGTCGCGCGCAATGACGGCAATCTTCTGGTCCGCGCTCGTCGCATCGCAGCCGTAGAGAGCGATGGCGACGGCGGTCTGGTTGCCGACGTCGGGGTCTTCGGCGGCGGCGGGAGACAGGCAATACTTTCCAGCGTTCGCGCCGCTGGTGTACTTGCCGAGAACGGCACCCGGCGCGATGACGCCAGAGCCAGCGACGATGGTCACGGCCTCGCGCGAACGACCGAATTCGGCCTCGGACATAAGTCCTTCGTTCGCGTGACGGCCCTCAGTGAAAACTGTCATCTCGATTTCTCCTTTTGAGATGAATGGGGTTTAGTTCTTCACGCCGATGGCGCGGTTCGCGTTGGCGACCGCCTTCGACCATCCGGCGCGAGCGACGTCGGTGCGATCCACCTTCGGCGCGTGATCGAAGCCGTTGAATTCGGAGGCGCGCTCCGAGATCGCGGGAGCCGCAGCCTTCGCCGCAACCTCGACCTTGGGCGAGACGGCGAGAACCTTCTTCGCCTGCTCCGCAGTCAGGTCGGTGTCGAGAGCGATTGCGGTCGCCTGTGCCTCGCGGCCCTGCGCCTCGTCGCAGCGAAGGATCGCCACGATGCGCGTGCGCTCGGCGGTCGCCCCTTCGGCGCGGAGAGCGTTGCGCTCGGCGTCCGACATTCCCGCTGTTACGGCGGCGGGTGCGCCATTCTCACTATTCATCGTGAGGTTTCTCCTTGTTGAGTTGCGCCCCGCGCGCGGGGTCGATTGAAGTTCATTCAAAAGATCAGAGAAGGAGGAAAGACGATCCGCCAATCCAAGGTGGATCGCTTCCTCGCCCATGTAGACGCGCGCCTGAGTGTTGCGCGCGGCATCCTGTGAAAACCGCTCGCCGCGCCCAAGGGCGACGGCCTCGGTGAACTTGTCGTAGAAGGCAAAGACCTTGCTCTGCAATTCAGCCCGCGCGTTCTCAGTCAGCGGCCCGTAGGGATTGCCGTCTGCCTTGTGAGCGCCCGCGAAGATGAGCGTCGGCCTGACGCCATCCTTCTCCATCTTCGCGCTCTGGTCCGTGTGGATCATGATGACGCCGATGGAGCCGACCATCGACGTGGGCGAGACGACGATCTCGCTCGCTGCGCTCGCGATGCCGTAGGCAGCGGAAGCGGCCACGTCATTGACCAGCGCAACGACGTGCTTCGTCTGGCGAACCTCGCGGATCGCAGAGGCGAGGCTGAACATGCCCGTCGCCTCGCCGCCAGGGCTGTCGATGTCGAGCAGGATCGTGTGAACGTCGCGGGCTTCCGCCATGTCGCGAAGCTGCGCCTCAAGGCCCTCGTAGGAGGTCATGCCGCTGCGCGCGCCGATCCAAGCGCCGCGATTGACGAGCGAGCCGATGACCGGGATGTGGCCCACGCCGTTCTTGATCTGCGCCAGCGGCATGCTCTCGGGCCGCGTCATCGTCGCAATCCGGTTCGCGTGCGGCGTGGTCATGTCCACGTCGAGGGCGGCTTCGATGTTGCCGAGACGACCGCTCAAGACGTCAAGAACGATCTGCGCCTTCTCGGGCGCGAGCATGAGCGGGCGATTGAACAGCCGCTCCGCGACGTGCATCAGGTTATCCATCACATTCCTCCTGCGCGGAGGCCATGACGCGATGGCCTCCCGGTGGTGGCGAGCTTGCAGGCGCTGTCGAGCCTTGAGATTTCAGCCTTGAGGGCATCGATGCTGACAAACTCCTTCCGGACGCGGCGAGCCGAACCGTTGCCTGCCGTGAACTCGATCTCCTGCGCGCGACCATCGAGCATCGCGCGGTGAAGCACGGCCCGAAGCGCGGTCGCAGCCGCGCACGGATCGTTCTCGTCAATCGTCGTCGTCATTCCTCGGTGCCTCTCTGTCCTCGGCTTGGCGCTGCGCCATATCAAGCTGCGCCTGCTGCATTTCCTGCTCGCGTTCGATCTCGTCCTTGAGGCCATAGGTCTTCCGCATCTCGGCCTCGCGCGCGCGCTGGACATAGACGTCCTCAATGTCCACGCCGAGATCGTTGGCGATCATCTCGTCGGTCATCACGCCCATGTCGCGATAGGTCTTGTGCGCCTGCGCGGCCTTGTTCTCGTCGGCCTGCCCCTTCGGCGCTCCACGCCAGATGGCGCGGCAAGCGGCGGTGCGGTTCGCATGAAAGCCGTTGATGCCACCCGGAAACTCGATGCGGCCCGTCTCGATCTCTTCCTCAAGCCACGCCTCATAGGCGGCTTGGCAGAACGGCGCGATGATGAAGGAACGCCGATAGAGCGTGATCGCGAAGATCTCGCCCGTCGCCATGCGGACGGACGAATAGGTTGCTCCCTCGTAGTCGCCCGTCGCGCTCTCATAGGTGAGGCCAAGGCAGCGGGAAATCTCGCGGAGAAGGTGGAGCGAGAAGTCCTTGTAGTCGCTCGACGGATGCTGCGCCGAGTGGAACTCCATCTTCTGGCCGGGGAACAGGTGCGCGATGCGCCCGTTGATGCCGACGTTGATCGTGGCGCTGTCGTACCATCCGCTCTGCGCTTCGAACCAGCCGTCCCACGCCGACTGACCGCCCATGTTCAGACGGGCCAGTTCCTGCGGCGTGATGAGGCCCTGCAAGACTTCCTCGGTCGGCTCGTCCGACGTGATCGTCGCGGCGAAGACCGACTGCACGATGGCGGCGGTGAGCGTCGCATCGGCAAGCTGGTCGAACTGGCGCGCGACGCGGAGCGCGGGAACGAGCGGCGTGATGCCGCGAACCTGTCCCGGCAGACCGTCGAAGCAATGCACGACGCGCGGACGCCAGAGGCGATCATAGGCCGGGACGTTCCATTCGACCTCGCCCAGGAGAGCATCCTTCTTGCGAGCGACATAGCCGACCGGGAAGCCGTCGACGTCCATCTTCACGCCCTGCTGAATGCGGGCGGTGGTGTCGTCCTTCATGGAGACGCGGTGCGATCCGATGAGGCGAACCTTGGTGCCGTATGCCCTCCGCTTCCTCCAAGGAAGCTCCGCGAAGGCTTCGCCCGTCGCGAAATAGCTCCGGAGGATCGCGGCCTGCATCTGGCCGAAGGTCCGACGCCCTTCGATATCGCACTCGACGCGGTCGTTGGCCCACAGACCGAAGCGCTGCTCGACGGTGCGCGCCCACTCGCGCGCGACCTCGTCGGTCATGCCGATCTGCTCGCTCTCGGGCGCGGCCTTGAGGCGAAGCCCGGTGCCGACCGTGTTCGCAACCGCCTGATCGATTGCGCCTGCCACCCATCCGGAGTTCTGGATCGTGTCGATTGCGCGCGCGGCAGCATCCGTCCAGGCGTTGCCGACGTCGTCCTTCACGTCGCAAAGCGCGGGCCTCCATCCGGCCATGACCACGCCGCGACCACCGCGCATGAACTCGGCGCTTGGCTTCGGCATCATCGGTGCGGTCGAAGGCGCGAGGAAGTCGCGCAGTCGTTCCATCAAGGTCATGTCGTTACCTGTTCAGCGAGTTGGACAAGCCCGCGAAGCGCGAGCGAAGTGTTGGTGCGGGTGCCGCCGCTGCCGGGGGCGCAACGAGCGGCGACACCCTATCCGGATCGGACGCGGGATCACTGGGTGGTTCACCCCTCGTCAGGCCCTCCGGAATTCTCTGGACGTTGAGCGTATAGGCAGCAGCCGCGCACAACGCCTCGCAGTCGAGGAAGTGGTTCGACCGCGAGCGGCGAACCCATTCCGGCTTGCCCGTCTCCCGGTTCACGGTGCGAACCTCCGAGACGATCTGGCGGCAATAGTCCTCGTCAATGTCGTTCGGCACATAGAATGCGCCGGGAAGCTCCATCGGCGTCCGAAGGCGCGACATGATCAGCGACTTGAAGAAGTCGGACGAGAGCCACGCGAGGTTGATCGAATAGAGCGCCTTCTTGCCGTCAGGCTTCACTTCGATCTTCGAAATGCGATAGGGCGGCGACTGCACGTCCTTGCCCTTCGTCGGCACGACGAGCCATGAGAAGCGCCGCGCCAGTTCATAGACCTTGTGTTCGTCGCCGCTGTCCGGCTTGTTCGGACGGAAGCCGCTGTCGATGAAGACCTTCTCGATCTGCATCCCGGCGACGGGCGTCAGCATCAGGTCGGTCAGATCGGACCAGACCTGATCGTCGTCCGTGTGTCCGTAAAGCTGGCCCCAATCGATGAGCCACGATGAGCCGCGCGCTCCGAAGCCACGGATCGTGTAGAGCAGCGAGAGCTTCTGGACGTCCACGCCCATGACGAGGCGAAGCACGCCGTTCGGCAACTCGCCGCGTCGATACGGCAAGCGGCGCTCCATGATCTCCTGCCACTCATGGACGGAGCCGCTGGACGAGAGCGTATAAAGCTCTCCGAAGTTCGCGTTGATCGCGGTCTGCACTTGCGACTGATCGCCAGAGATATAGGCGGTCAGATACTTGCTCGCGCGCTCACCCCATGAGACGAAGGGCGACGCGAGGCCGGAAACCCAAATCGAGAACGTATCGCTCTCGGGCGGATCGCCCTGCACGATCCCGTCCTTCGTGACCTTCTGTCCCGGCGCGACGTAGACGCCGCGCGCGTTCATCTGCTTCTTGTGTTCGTGGTCGGTCAGGACGCCGCCGCAATGAGGGCAAGCAATATAGCTCTCGCGCTTCGCCTGCGATGGCGTCGAGTTCTTCGGCCACTTCAACATCGTGAAGCGCGGGATGAAATACTCGTCGCAGTGCAGGCATGGCCACGCCCAATGATAGCGCGTGCCTTGCTGCCAGAGTTTCCAGATCGGTGAAGCCACGTCGTCAGGCTCGCTGACCTTCCAGAACTCGAGGCCGCTTTCCTGATCGAATTCCGTTTCCACCATTCCCTGCGAAGGCGTCGATGTGATTGCTGTCACGAAGTCTGCATAGGTGATGCCGCGCGCTTCGATCAGGCCCAAGGCGTCGCCCTGACCTTTGATGTTCGCGGCCATCTCGTCATACTCGTCCACCAGCGCGAGCGCGGCGGGATCGGATTTCAGTGCGGCAGACGATCCGGCGTGCGCCAGGCGAACGCGAACGCCCGCCACATGCTTCAACGTCTTCTTCATCCGCCGTCCACGGATCACCTTGTCGCGAAGGCTATCGGCCTCATCGAACAGCGCCATCAGGCGCGGCTCAAACTGGTCCGTGAGGAAGTCCTTCGTCGGGCCTGCGTACAGGATCGGCGCGGGGCGCTGGTCGAGGCGCGCTCCGATCACGTCGAGGATGCTGTCCGTCTTGCCCGACTGCGCCGCCGTCACCGCGACGACGCGCTTGTAGAGGCCCGAATGAACCGCCCTCGCCCACGGCACCATGTACGGTGTCAGAAAGGGATCGCGCGGGCCGGGAATGCCAGCCGTCTCGGGATAGATACGATTTCGAGCCGCCCACTCGTCAGGCGTAATCCTCGGCGCTGGCCTCAGAAGCGCCGCTCTCAGTTTCGAGAGCTTGGCTCGTTTTCTCGGCGCGGTCGGCCAGGCGCGTGAGAATTCCGTCGCACTCTTTGTCAATCTTCCGCCTCAACTCCATGTCGCGCGTGACCCTTGCACCCATGCCGACGATCTCCGCGCGCGTTTCAGTCACGAAGGCGGCGATCTCGGCCTTCGCGTCATCGATGGGAATGAGATCGCGCTCGCGCTCGGCAATGCGAAGTTCGATCTCGCGCGCCCTTGCATCGCGGACGCGGCTGTCAGCCTGCACCTTCGAAGTGCGGCGTTCGTCATCCTTGAGGAACCGGATGTAACCCTGCACCGCGCCCACGATGGGATAGGTGTCCTTCGCGGGCTTCGGGATGTATCCGGCCTTCACAAGCTGCTGGATGCGCTGCTTCGTGAGCATGAGCAGACGACAGGTCTGCTCAAGGTTCAGCGTGCCGCCAGCGGTCTGCTTCTCACTCGGCGGCTGCGCCATTCACCAACTCTTCGCGCTTCGCCTTCACGAACTCGTTATAGCTCTCCGCGCCATCGGTCGCGGGATCGTACCGCTCGTCGGCCACCTTCGCGAAGGTCTGCCCGGTGGCCTCCAGCTTCGCCTTGCGCCCGGTGAACTCCTGCCAGCGCTTCACCGCCACGTCGACATAGAGCGGGTTCAGTTCCACCGCGAGGCAGCGCCGCTTCGTCTGCTCTGCCGCGATGATCGTCGTGCCGCTGCCGCTGAACGGCTCGTAGACCGCGTCACCGACCGCCGAGTTGTTCTCAATCGGCTTCCGCATGCACTCGACAGGCTTCTGCGTGCCGTGTCCAACGCCGCCGTCCTCGCGAGCCTTGATGCTCCAGAGCGTGGACTGCGAGCGGTCGCCATGCCAGTGCGCCTTTGCGCCCTTCCGGACGGCGTACCAGCACGGCTCATGGTGCCAGTGATAGTTTCCCCGGCTCAGTGCGAAGCGATCCTTCGCCCAGATGATCTGCGAGCGAAGGTCGAAGCCGCAGGCGACGATGCTCTCCGCGACGACGCTCGCGAACAGACCAGCGTGCCAGACGTAGATCACGTCGCCGGGAAAGAGCGCCCAGGCTTCGCGCCAATCGGCGCGGTTGTCGTTCAAGACCTCGCCCATCTTGGCCTTGTTCTTGTTCACGCCAGCCTCGGCGCGCCACTTCGGATCGTACTCCACGCCATAGGGCGGATCGGTCACCATCAGGTGCGGCTTCTCATCGCCAAGCAGAGCCTTGACCGTCTCGGCGCTGGTGCAGTCGCCGCAGATGATCCGGTGGTCGCCCATGATCCAGACGTCGCCGGGGCGGCTTACCGCGCGCGCCGCGACCTCGGGAGCCGCATCCTCGTCGGTGTCGCCCTGCTCGGGTCCGAAGATATCGGCAAGCTCTCCGTCGAGGAACCCGGTGAGCTTGACGTCGAAGTCCTCTTCGCGAAGGAACAGAAGCTCGGCCTTGAGCATCTCGTCGTCCCACTCGCTGTTCTCGGTCAGCTTGTTGTCCGCGATCCGATAGGCGCGCTTCTGCGCTTCCGTCCAGCCGCGCGCCACCATCACCGGGACATAGCCGGGAGGAAGGTAGTCGCCGTCCATGCCCTTTATCGGATCGTTCGTCTTCGCGGTTTCCTTCGCCGCCATCACGCGACCGTGGCCCGCGATGATCTCTCCGTCCTCGTCAACCAGGATCGGCATCGTGAAACCGAACTGACGCATCGACGCGGCGATCTGCTCGACCTGTTCCCGCGAGTGCTTCCGGCTATTCCGCGCGGACGGCACAAGATCGTCCGTCGCCCAAAGTTCAAACTGGCCCGCCGCTGGACGGGCCTTTGCCTTCTTCGCCATTCATCGCCCCTCAACTTCCACCCCGGCGTGCAATTAAAGCCGGATCGAAAAAAAACAATAAAGTCTCAAGGATCGCGAAGCGGCGGCCCCGCAGTGCGCCCGGTCGGCAGAAGGTACCTAGCCGAGAGGGGGGGGGGCGGGGGGTCGCCCCGGCCTCGCCCCTCTGCCCTGCCTTGCCCTTGCCCTGCCCTCGTCGTGGCTCGTCGTTGGCCTTGGCCTTGGTGCTGGCCCTGCCCTGCCTCTGGCTGGTGCTGGCCCTGCCTGCCCTGTTGTGGGGCTGGCTACTTCATCCCGCCCGACATGATGACGCCGAGTAGACGCTGTGCTTCGGTTGCGATCTGGCCGACGCCCTGCTGCCACGTTGCGAGGGATTGGTCCTGCATCAGTTCGCGGTGGATGGATGGACCGTACATCTTCTCGATGGGCAGTCGTTTCTTGCTCGTTCGGATGAAGACGTTTCCGCTCAGGGATTTGACGACGAATGCGTGAGGGAAGTGCTGCGTCTTTCCCCACACGAATGCGCTGGTGCCTGTTGCTCCCTGCTTCGGCTTGAAGTGGGAGAGACCGAAATACTCACGTCTTCCATCGACGCGGGTTTCGAGTTTCGAGCGGGACGAGTTCCAGAACTTCGTGTTCTTGTGGACGATGCCCTTGGGAAGCGAGGTCTGCTCGACCAGGGCCTTTTTGATCTGCGTGAAGTTCTTCCTGCCGACCGAGTTCATGGCCATTGAGAAGACGCGCTTGGCAAGACCTGATCCGACGCGGTTCACGGTTGCTTCGAACTTGATGCGTGTGTCGTCTGCTTCTTCGATGACGACGCGAGGCATAGAGGAAGCCTTTTTCCCTTTGAACGACGCGGAAGGAATTTGAGAGAGGATCGATCTGATCAGCGCGCGCGCTTTAGGCGCGCGTTCAAGGTCAGTGCTTGTGGTTAGGAAAGAACCGCTCTGCAATCGGACAGAGCCGATGCAGAGCGATGAAGTCTAAATGGGAGGAAACGTCTCGATCCAAGTTCGGAGTGCGCGCGCTATGCGAGACCCCGACGCGTGAATAGGTGGCCTGTTTTGTCTCAGGCGTCAATCCCCCCACCCGGCGCGTGAGACGGATTTTAGACCGATAGGAACGCCGGGAATGGGCCTTCCAAAAGGACTTAGTCGGTGTTGGTGCGTCAGTCGGACGCAGGGCCTCTCGGAGAGCCATTTTGGCCTTGACAGATTTTCGTCCCTTAAGCCCGCCCAGGGCTTCTCCAGGGTCGATGTCACGCAAAGGACGAGAAATGTCACGCCCGTCTTTTCGGGGTTTTCGCGCAAAGGACGAGAACGGGCGCGTCCGATCTTCGGACTTGCCCTGTCGGAGATTTCCGACCTATATATGCGGCACGCGCATAAAACATGCGCTGAACGGCATAACCACGGAGACACCACCATGAACGCAAACGTCGAGGCGCTTCGCGCCAACATCACCAAGCTCCCGGAGAGCGACCAGACCTTCGCGGCCTCGCTCCTCACCCAACTCGACCGCAAGAAGAGCCTCTCCGAAAAGCAATGGGCATGGGTCGCCAAGCTGGCCCGCCGCGCCGCTGACGCCGACAAGCCGAAGGAGCAGATCGGAAGCCTCGCCGCCATCATGGCCCTCTTCCAGCGCGCCGCTTCGGGCCTCAAGAGGCCGCAGATCATCCTCGCCCTCCGCGACGCCGGGATCTCGATCCGGCTCACCATAGCGGGCGACAGGGCGCGCTTCCCCGGCTCCATCAACATCGTGGAACGCGGCGGTGAGAAGACCTTCTTCGGGCGCGTCAAGCTGGACGGCACGCTCGACCTTCGCGAGGACGCCGCCCCGGCCTCCCTCCCTGCCCTCCTGCGGGCCTTCGCCGCCGACCCGGCAGGGATCGCCGCCGACTACGGACACGCCACCGGATGCTGCTGCTTCTGCGCCAAGGAGCTTACTGACGCCCGCTCGGTCGCGGTCGGCTACGGACCCGTCTGCGCCGAGAAGTGGTCGCTGCCTTGGGGCGAGGCCAGCGCCCCGGATTTCACGCTCAAGGCAGCGGCCTAGCGGGGAACTCTCCCGCCGCATCCTGCGGGGTGCGGCGTGGGGGCAATCCCGCCCGACTACCACGGAGACTATCATGCTCACCATCTACGAACCGCCGCGCCAGTACGCGGTCCAGCGCGAGACCGAAGACGGAGGCCGCGTCCGCGTCGGCCTATACGACAGCCAGACCGAAGCGATGCAGGCGGTCGCCCGCTCCATCGCACGCACCGGAGTTCCCGCCGAGAAGCACTCGATCTTCTGGGCCGCTTGGAGCGCGGTCCTCTTCGAAGAATGGAACGGCGAGGTCCAGCGCATGGTCGCGGAGAACGACCCGATCATGCACGACGAAGACGAGGTCAACGATATCGAAGGCTCGCAGCACTGATGCGGATCACCGCCGATGACCTCGGCACACTTCTGGCGATGGGCGCGCTTTGCGCCCTCGCCTACCTCATCCTCATGCTCTGACCACGGAGACAGCCAATGACCTTTGAACAGTTCCAAGCCAGCAAGACGCGCGAGGCCAGCGCGGACTACGCCGAGAAGATCGGCATGCACGCGGAGTATATCGGAGCCTCGCACGTCCTCACCTATTTCGACGGCACGGCATACATCGAAGACGACGAGGGCGAGGGATACTACCTCATCCTCGGTCGCTCCGATTGGATCAGCAAAGACCTTCCTGCCCTTGAGAAGCGCCTCTTCGATTGGTGCGTGAGCGAAGGCTATTTCGAGGTGACGCAATGACCACGATCCCGCAGTACAAGCATGAGTTCCCCGACTTCGACTATGACGTCGCCGCCCTCATCGCGGAGCTTCCCGCAGGCTGGTCGGATCGCTCTTGGCACAACGATGCGATGCCGAAGGCCAGCGCCGATCCCGGTGGCTATGTTGAACTCTGGTTCGACTACGCCGACGCCGCGCTGTCCGAGTTTCCGGAAGGCCGCGAGTGCGAAACGATGAAGCGGTTCTGCCTTACCTCGCACATGAACGACGGCCAGCCGATCTTCGAAACCGACGATTGGCCGACGATGCGCGAGTGGATCAAGGCGAACGCCGACCTTATCAAGCAGCACGTCTTCGAAGCCGAAGCGAATGATATCGCCCACGGCTTCACGCGGCTGCTCAAGCAGCAACTCACCATCGCTCAATGGAAGGAGATGGTCGCGAAGAACAAGACCGATCCCCGTTACGCTTCCGGCGCGTGCGCCTCGCAGGACTATCTCGACGCAAACATGTCGATGGCCGAAGCCTTCAAGGACGTGACGGGCCGCGAGCCTGACGGCGACAACGAGGACGACGCCGCGCTCTGGAACAAGGCGTGGGAACTCGCTCGCAAGCGGTGGAACGACGAGGCAAGCGAAAGGGCAAAGAGATGAACGAAGGTCGCGTCTTCAAAACGAGAGCCGAATTGCTCGGCGGTCACTATCACGTTCGGGTCTATTCCGCGAAGCGGCCCGACTACACCTTCGCGTGCCTTGGGACGCTGGTGATGGATGAAGCCGACTACGTCGCCTTCTCGACCGCGCTCAAGGCGGAACATCTATCGGAGCAGAAATCATGATCAGCAAGGAACTACAGGACGCTCTCGACGCGGCAGAAGACCAGTGCCTCAAGGCGGTGAGCCACGTCGACGCGCACAACTCAAACGAACGCGGAGCCGACGCCCGTCAATGGGTGCGAGAGGCGTTCGATGTACTGACCGAAGAAATCAAGCTGGAGCCGCACCGCAAGCTTCTGACCTATTGGCGCAAGGCGGTCGCGGACGGCAAGACGACGCTCGGCTTCGAAGAGTGGAAGAAGGAGAACCCCAATGGGTGAATACTCGTTCACCATCGCAGACGGCGTCTATGCCATCGCCTGCGGCAACCAGCAGATCGCATCCGCTTTCTCTCGGGACACCGCAGAGAAGATCACCGCTGCGCTGAACGCAATGGAAGAGGGACCGCGCACCTTCTCGCTTACCAACCGCCTCAAGGAGTGGCGGCTGCGTTGCGGCCTCACGCAGGCGCAGCTTGCCGACCTCGTTGGTGTGAACCAAGCCACCATCGGAAGGTATGAAGCCGCCAGGCTCGGGCTTGACCTCGAAATATTGGAGAAGATTTCGAACGCACTTCAAGTCGATCCTTCCCTTTTAATCAGCAACCACGGAGCAAAGACATGAGAACGATAATGGTCGATCCCTTCAAGATGAGCATCACGGAGGCTGACCTTCCAGACCTCTCTTACAAGAGGATGAAGCAATTGATCGGCGCGGAGTATATCGACCGCACCGGGCTTGGCGGCATGGTCTATGCCTACATAGACGACACCGGATTGAAGAAGAGCGGCCAGCGCTTCTGGCACTTTGAAGGATCGCTCGTCCTCATGGCTGGCTTCGCCATCATCGTCGGCGTGGATGACTTTGGCGATCCAACAGAACTGCCGCCCTATGCAACGCTCGACTTCACGAAGCGGGTTGTCGCCTTCCTCGGTGACGCGCGCGGCGCAGAGCGGGCGATAGAGAAGGGTCTGATCCAGCGCCCACGGACGAAAATCCACACGGTCAACGGCGGTGCGCTCAAGAGCGAGACGATCTGGCAGTGGGATCACCGCGAATGCCTCGACGCCGCGCAGGAAGGCGGTGCCGCATGATCAATGGAAAGCCTGTCACGGTTCAGCCGGATTACAAGTGGGGAAAGGCCCCGGCGCTCGGCGTCGGTGACGACGACGATGTCTATCTCGTCACCACCGGGCTTGGCGATGAGATGAACCAGAAGGTCGCGGAGCAGACGGCGCTCGCGCTCAACTGCCACGCCGAGATGCTGCAAGCGCTGAAAGACCTTCTCTTCAATGCTGTTCATGGGAACGGCTTGGAGGCGCACTGGAAGGCGCGGGATCGCGCCACCGCGATCATCGCCAAAGCGGAGGGGCGCGTATGAGCATCACGATCTCAACAGACGTCTTTTGCGACGGCGAGGACTGCCTCAACTGGACCCAAGGCGTGACAGGAAGGCGAGCCGCTACATGGCGGGCGCGCGACGCTGCGAAGCAATCCGGATGGGTCCACAGAAAGGGCCGCGATCTCTGCCCTGCGTGCGCGAAGAAGGAGAAAGCCAATGGATGAATTCAAGTGCGAGGTGCCAGACGGGAAGGCGGGCCAGTGGGCCGTCGAGACGTTTGAAGTCAGCGAACGCGCAGCGCAGACAGAGAACCTTCGGCACGCCCTGCAAGGCGCGTCGTGGGCCAGCATCCGCCCCGGAACCTACAAGCGGCTTCGTGCGCCAAGCGGCGAGGTGATGATGAGCAATACGCCGATGGAGCTTCGGACGAACTTGTGGATCATCGGCAAGGCAAAGGGCCGCATCCTCATCAATGGCCTCGGCCTCGGCTGCGTCCTGACCGCGATCCTCAAGAAGAAGGACGTGACGGAGGTCTGGATCGTTGAGAAGGAGCAGGACGTGATCGATCTCGTCTGGCCGACCTTCGCCAGCGATCCGCGCTGCAAGCTGATCCACGCAGACGCGCTGGAGTATAAGCCTCCGAAAGGCGTTCGCTTCGACGTGGTCTGGCACGATATCTGGCTCACCATCTGCGAGGACAATCTTGAGCAGATGAAGACGCTTCACCGCCGCTATGGTCGCATCAGCGACATGCAGGCTTCGTGGTGCCGGGATATCATCGAAGAAAGAAGGCGGGCCTAGCGCCCGCCTATTCGATCTCCATCAATCTCACGCCAGCGGCGCGGG